TTTCCTCAGCGCTTCCGGGGATGATATCCCCAAAAGACGCGAGGCCTCCGGTGCCTTGTGCCATGCCATATCATGTATCCTCTGGGTTAATCACCGCAGACTCAATGACGTTCAAACATTGGGCAGGCGTGCGCTCCGGGAAAGACAGAGCCAGCTCCTTGCCCAAATGAGCCATCATGAACCGGGCGTCCACACTCGAATGGATAAAGAGCTGCACCCGCCAACCCTCACCGTCCTCTTCAGGCTCCACCCCAATGGGGCAAATCTTAACTATCATATCGTCACCTATGTCGCATTGCGTCAACTGTCCGTCAGGCCGCTCAGGCGCAGCAAGCCCAGATTAACGAGCCAGGAACCCACATGCAAAAGCCGATATGAGAATTTGGTGTGTAATTTTTGTGGGGGGTTATCCTATTCTGTCCAATCTGAATTTGGGGAAAGCTCCCCCCCCCCGGGGGGGGGGATGCGTTGCCGTTGCCGTTGCCGTTGCCTAATTATTGAAAAACGGGCTGTCGATTAGATCCTTATTGTTTGGTGTCGACTTCAATTTAAGCCAAACAATCGAATTAGGTTTGTCTATTGGTCTGATGTCGTGGGCGTCTCCATCAACCGTTTGATAATTCCAGAAGCGGGCCGGTCTTTCCCGAATGCCGACAACCGCAACCGATCCGCCGTTTGCCATCACCTCTTTGCAAAGCGCTGCATTGTAACCGCTAAACGAGTGCACTAGGTGGTAATTGCCGGGTGGATTTCGTCCGAAGACTTTTGTATAATCGTAGAAGCGGCGCATGGGTCTTCTCGCCGAAGAAAAGTCAAGACCACAGTCGTTCCCTGAGTACATCTCAAAAAGCCAAGGGGCTACCAATTCGAACGGAATATCTGAGAGTACGTTCAGGCGAATAAACGTCTTCGGGTCCAGCTTATCGATGGCGTAGACAAGCAACCGCAAGAATGCTTCGGGGTCTGCTAGCAATGCAACTGATCGACAAATCTTAATTTGTTCGTTGTATTCCAAGACATTATGACCGGATCCGTTTAGACATGCCTTAATACAGTCTTTCGATGCTCCGACGCAGAAATTGACCGGTTCGTTTAGCCAGTGTCCAGCTGTCTTATGAGGTGAAAGTGCAAGGCCGATTGCTTTTTCCTCTTGTGTCCCGATTTTCTCGAGCTTGAAATTCTGGCTGAGCAATGCGCTAGCAAGCTTGGTCGAGCTCGAGTATTGCTTAATTGCCGGGAAAAATGGGAAGATCCGTTCGTATGCTTCTTCCAGGCTGATGGCCATCACACGTCTGCGAGTCGTGATAGGCAAGCGGGATGCTCGAAGGGCCTTTAAAGGCATTCCAATTACCGCCTCGAGATTGCTTAGGATTGATAGTGCTTTAGACATGGTGTTTCTCTCTTTCGTGTGTGTTTTTGTTGGGTTATCGGGTTTCGAAGATGCGGCAAAGGCCATTCTGGTCATGAAGCTGCGCATCAATGTCTTTATGGCTTAAGATTTTAGTGCCTTGGAAATTCTCTGCATACTGCGCAAGCCATTCAGGGCTGCGGACCACGGCGCAGACCGGAGGATTCTTCCGTGGGTCGTCCATCTGTTTCTTGATTTGACGGATTACTTCAGCGCGTTTTCCATTCTTCTTGGATTCTTGGCTCCAGACGTGGATGGGTGTTGCAAAAGTCGCGCAAAGGCCTTCGCCCGTCTTTGAATATTCCCCGTAACATAGATAGATCGGGGCCCATGTGAGGCTGAATTCGGATAGGATCGCATCTACGAACAAGCCTGTAAGGGCTTGTTTTACTTGTTCTTTTTCGGCCTTGCGTACGTATTCGCAGGATTCTTCAATTCCAAAATATCGGACTATTTCAGCGCCGGGGTTTTGGCCGTTAACGTATTGATTTATCATAACTTTTCGCTCCTGCGCTTTTTTTGCGCAGACGATGCCCCATGATAATTCCTCGGCCAATTGGCTGATAGCGATGGCGTCACCGGGAACCATCCCTGCCAGATAGCTCGATACCAATGGGATGTTATGGCCAAGCGCAAGCTTGCGCGCCAAGCTCTGGTCTTTGCTGCCGCGAATTAAGCTTGATATTTTGAGATAATTTTTCATACCGCACCCCCGAAAATTGTCGCCACTGTTGCTGCCGCTAGGATTAGATCTAAGATATTTTGAAACATGATTTTTCTCTTTCGTGTGTTGTGTTTTCTGCCTACGCAGGTCAAAAAGTGATCTGCGTCTTTAACAACACTACCATGTATTTATAAAAAAGTGCAAGGTCAATAAAGAAAGATCTGCATAAAAAGATCCGCATCCCGGTTCAGCTGCGTCCCGGTTCAGCTGCGTCCCGGTTCAGGCGGTTCTTGAGAACCGCCCATTAATAGGTGTAGCGCGTTTTAGGCATGCACTACGCGGAACCGTTTAGGCGGTTCCGTCAAGTGCCTGTTATATATGGGGTTTTGCCATATGCGGTACCGCGTACCGCGTAAACCCTTGAAATATAGGCGGTTCTGAATACGCAGAATCGCGTACATTTCTCAAAATCCAAAACAAAACCATTTCCGCTTACGCGGTTCCATCCGAAGGAATGGGAACCGCTGAGCGCCGACCAGTTCCAATAAATCAGATCGCCGTGCGGCAGATTGCCGTGCAGGTTAGGCGGTTCTGAAAAGCAGAACCGAAGCAGTTCCGCGTAACGACCCCCCACCCCCGCACCTACGCAGAACCGCATAGCGGAACGCCGGCCGGAATGGACGCGGAAGGAACGCGGAACCGCATAAGGGAGCGCCGACCCGGAACCGGCCCACGCGGAACCCAATAAGCGGAACAGCCATACGCAGATTGCCGTGCAGGCTTCAGCTTACGCAGAACTTTGAGTGAACACACAGATTGCCGTGTACGCAGAACATAACATATGACTCATATATTATTTTTCATGTCCCTCTTACGCGGAACATGCCCCTACTCCCCATCCCCATTGCCGTCTGGATTGCCGTCCAGGTCCAGGTTGCCGTCCAGATTCCCGTGTGCGTTGCCGTGTGGTTCTATCTCCGCGTCTATAACTTCCGGCTCATCGTCTGCAGCCGAAAGCGCAGACTTCAAGCCGTCGGCCCAGGAGACCGCAACCTGCACCGGATTCTCTCCACCTTCGATGGTGGTGACGCTCTTCCTGGCCCAATTTTGATGATAGCTACGCTCCAAGAACCACGTGGCCGCACGCCAATCTTCTTTGTCTAACGCAGTAGATGCAACAGTCTCGACGAGACGCTGTTCTAGCTGTGCCCGTGCTTGAGAGACCTCCCTGTAAAGCTTGATGTATATCAGGGCATTAGAGGGCGTTGCTGCGCCATCAGCTAAGCCACTGTATTCTTTACCCTTATCGAGCCATAGGTGCAGCGTAGTCTCGTCAACATTCACCAGCTTAGCCGCCGTCGTCAAAAACAGCCCCCTCGACACAGCGTCAATGATTTTTCCCAGGGTATCTGGGGTCAGCGTAGACCTGTGTGCTATCGCCCGCTGTTTTTTGGCCAGGGAACTGGTCACTTGATATATTCCTGTCACTGATTGTTTGTTCAATTGTTGTCATGTGGAGATCATTTCGTCAACTTCGGTGTCCTGCGACATGCCGATTTGTGCAGATCTACCCATGTCAAGCTACGTTGTGTAACCCAATAACTATGCACTGTTTTTTAAATAACAGATCCCTGTGTTTTATTTGGTGATCTGAGCAGATCTATGCAAGTGGCCAACAACCCTGGGGAATATCCCATCGCCAGCGTGGGTGTATAAGGAACAGGGCTCCATCCTATATATTTCAGCGACTTGTAAAATAGTTTTGGTTTTGTGCTTGCACTGCGTGGTGTTTTCAGGCCTAATCGATCTCAGAACACAGGAGGTGAGACATGAATGACTGAAGAGGATGCCGGAGGACGCCCCCCTCTGTCCGGCTGCTCACACGCGGGAGATACGCGCCCTTCAATGCGATGCGCCCGGACCCCAGGCATCCCGGCTGGGGATTTGGCGTGACAGATAGGAGCGAATCATATGTGACAGCAAGGCGAAAGCGCCACCAACGCCTGCAACAACGCGGGACATTACTCCCCTCAGTGACGCCCAAATACGGCTAGAGGACGACGAGACCGCTCCCAGGCTAATGCGGCTGGGCTTGATACGTGTAACCCCTGACCCCGGAGGACATCATGAGACTCACAGACGACCGACTCGCCACAACCGAGTACTCCCGCGACCTGGACGAGAACATCCACGTTCGCTCGTTCACCCTCGCTGCCAAAACTGAGGATCTGCTCAGTGCGCTCCAATTCGCGATCTGCGGCGAGTACGCGTTTGTGTATCCGAGTGACGAGTCCGGCGAGAGCGAGATCGGGTTCAGCCAGTGCTGGGACGAGTCCGAGCGCGGCTGGGAGACCACCATATTCGTCACTGCCCCACGTGACGAGATCAAACGCGCTGTGCGCGACCTGCGCCGTGTCTACCGGCACATATCAGCGACGATCCGCATCGACCTATGGACAGCCCCTGAGAGCGCCAAGAACGGTCTGCTCGCGGGCGACTGGGTCACGTGTGGCGACTACGTGCGCGGACCAAACGTGCCGCCGATGATCGCCAAAGTGGCCGGATGGCGCGGACAAACGATGCAGGTGATCCACGCAGACATCGACACTGGACGATTCGACGACGAACAATACGCGACCCTACGACGAGGACTATCGGTCACTCGCGCAGATTGAGAAACTGAACCACCACCGAGGCATTGCCTCACAGGGAGACGACATGAAAAAGATGCAAATCAGAGACAGGCAGGTCGACGTTTTCCAAAAGTCAGACATCCAGAACCTGGCCGAGCGTGGTATTTTCGAGCTGGCAGCTCACTACTGGTGCGCTGACTGGGAGGACGACGGGTCGCCCGCTCACGGGACTTGCGTTGCTGGAAACGGTCTCGCTGTCTGGTATTGTGCACCGCGCAAGCGCAGCCCCCGACTTCTGATCGTCGTGCAGCCCCCGCACAACGCAACGGGATGCGAGCCCCATCACGAGGGGACCCTCGCGTGGCTCAGGGAGCGCCTCGGAACTGAGGACGTCTGCTACTGTCCGGGAAACGTGGACTAGAGCCGGGAAACGAAACACAAACAGAGGCATTGCCTCACGCACAGGAGATATTATGACCACCAACAGCAAACCGCGACCGGGCGCGATTGATCACGTCAGATTCGAAAAAATCAACAACCGATGGGTTGCAATGATTTTCGTCGATCCAGCCACATGCGTGTCGTGGCAAACAGTCGGAACGCTGCGCGACTGCGAACTGATCGCCCGCACCCAACTCTCAGAAATCCCAACATTTTTCACCAACTAGCAGGAGACGACATGACCAAATTCAACACATATTCCGAGGCTCTGACCCACGTTCAAAACTCGTTTTCTGCCGATTTCGAGTGGGGCGGCCTCGCTAACGCGGAGGGATTCGCCAGTTATCTGTTTTCATGGCCAGGCGGTTTGTCGGACTACCTGCGCTACGTAGGCGAAAACCCTGCGGACTACGGTCTGCCCGAGCCCGCCCCCGAGCGTTCCCCTGCTCGATATGAGCTGACTGACTTTGATATCGATCAAGCCGAGATCCAGCTCGCGGTTCACGATGTGGCGAACAATGAGTATAGCTGGCTGCACGTCAGCAGTGCCGGCTATGTCGATTCCCTGGACCCGTTCGGCAGTCGCGACGAGGTGAGCAACGATCACAGATTCGTGGGCGCTGCCCGTGTGGCTGCTGTCGAGTGGTTTTGCTCTGAGTTCGCAGACGAGATTGATGGGGAGGGCGACATTTTAGCGCTGTCTCTTGCGAAGAAAAATTATCTTTGTGGAAGGGACCCGTCATGACTCGCGAATCAGTCAACATAGAGCTGCCAGACTCAAACCGCGAATTGGAATGGGACGATCATTTGGGCGAGGGCGTCCTGCGGTCATGGGAAGTGGAGAAATTCCCCAAGCCGGAGCCGGGATCAGATCTTCTTGTCGAGTGGTTTTTTGACGATGAAGACCTGCATTATTCCTGCATCGAAGACGCGTGTCCGCGCCTGGCTGAAGCGCTCGCGGAATCTCGCAGCGGTGCAAAAGTTTGCGGCAGGCTGCTGGAGTTCAAAATTGTCCCCGCAGAGGATGGCAAGTCGCTAAGGGTTGAAACTTTACATGCAATTTGGGTGGAGGGATAGATCATGGAAAAGGATAAGATCATCATCGACAATGCGGGCGAGTCTGTTTTTGCGTATGCTTCCGGCTACTTGGATGGAACCTTTTGGGATTTTCGGGACGCATGTGTGGAAGCTGGCGCGGCGTGGAACAGGGAGCGCGGTGCCGATAGTCGGTATGTGATCGCTGCAGTGGATGGCCCTGCGCTGGTACAGGTGCTCCAAGATGCCGGGTTCGATGTCCAGGTGACACCAACGGCTGCTGATATTATGAAAATCTCCTCACGGGCATCTGACGCTGCGTCAGAGCGATTGATCGACAGCACGCAGGCGCACATTGAATCACTGGGGCTGCCTTTTTACGGCTACCAGGAAAATGGAGTATCGTTTTTGCGTGCCCGGATGCGTGCGCTGTTGGCCGATGATATGGGTTTAGGCAAATCGATCCAAGCGCTGGGCGCGTTGGACCCGGCTGCGATGGCAGTAGTGGTTTGCCCTGCCGGGATCAAGGAATCCTGGCGCGGCCAAGTCACAAAGTGGAGACCGGACCTTGAGCCGGTGGTGCTCAGCGGGCGCGGTTCATTCCGCTGGCCCGATGCAGGCGAAGTCATCATTGTCAATCCTGAGATTTTACCTGAGACCCCAGCCATTGCCATGCAGGGTCGCCCCCAGTTTGAAATGCTCGGGAATACAGGTGCGCGGCGAAAGACAGTGATCATCGCTGATGAGGCCCATTATTTTAAGGGCTCGGCCAAGAAGGTCGCCCGCGTGCGTCGGTTCAGGGCATTGGTGAAAGAAGCAACCGGTGCCGATGGCAGGGTCTGGCTGCTGACTGGAACGCCGATGAAAAACCGCCCCAATGAACTATGGAACCTGCTCCAATCTGCTGGCCTGGCCAAAGAGGCGTATGGTAGCTGGCACAAATTTCTGAGTGCGTTCAATGCGGAGCAGGGCCGGTTCGGAATCGAATGGGGCGAGCCCACAAAAGAAGCCGCTGCCGGGTTGGAGCGCGTTTCGCTGCGCCGCTGCAAGGGTGATGTCCTGCCTGACCTGCCTAGCAAAAGGATCGAAGACGTATCCGTTGCCGTAGGTAGTATGAGGATATGCGATAAGGTGATGGAAGAGATCCCCGAGGGGTTCGACCTGACCAGAGCTGATTTCGATGCGCTCAAAAGCGTGCTTGCATTCGACAAAATATCAGCCGCCCGCGCTGCGCTGGCAAAAGCTAAGATCCCCGCCCTAGTGGAGCATGTCATTGGCTATGAGGAAGCCGAGACCCCGCTGGTGGTGTTCTCAGCCCATCGTGCTCCCATCGATGCCCTTGGAGAGCGTGATGGCTGGGCAGTGGTCACTGGCGATACTCCAAGCGAAGAGCGTGGCCGCATCCAAGAGCGGTTTCAGGCTGGTGAACTCAAAGGTATCGCCGGTACCTATGGCGCGATGGGGACCGGGGTAACCCTGACCGCAGCCGCTGATATGATCCTCTGCGACCTGCCATGGACCCCGGCTGACCTCAATCAGGCTATGGACCGGATCCACCGTATCGGCCAAGAGAGCAGCTGCCTCTATAAGATACTGCACGCTTCCCACAACCTAGACGCGCTGGTCAACAATCTGATCATTGAAAAGAGCGGTCTCATTGATGAGGTCATCGACGCGACCAACGATGCATCAAACGATGGTAAGACCCTGTCCGTGGACGCTGAAAAGCGCACTGATGAATTGCTGGAAACGGTGGACATTGCCGTGGCCCCAGAACCGGAGCCGGACGAAGAATACGCCGATCCCAGGGTCAAGGGTTATACAGAGCTGACCGAGGCGCAGATATCTTGGGTGTTCAAGGGCCTGGCTGTTCTTTCCGCAGAGTGTGACGGCGCAGTCCAAAAGGATTTCGCGGGATTCAGTCGCATCGATGCATACTTTGGATATGACCTCGCGAAGCAATCAGCAGCAGGGTCATTGACACCACCACAGATTGAGCATGCAGCAGAGCTGCTAAAGAAATACCACAGACAAATCGGGAAGTTCCCAGCATAGGAGAGAGACATGGAAGAACACTACACATCGGACACCGACTACGTGGTTGAAATGCTCATTGAGCACACGCGGGGGGGGAGAAAAACAGAGGCAGTCGAGTTCTTCTGCGACCTAGAGGGAGAGGTCATGCCGTTCGATTGCCCAGAAGACGCCCACCGTCATGCCCTGGGATATCTGCACGCGGCAGATTTGCTGGGCAAGCGATCACCGCTGACCTGTCACTCGTTCGTGAAATCCCGACTGCTCATGTTCAAGGTGCTCAAGCGTGAAAAGTCATATGTCTGCGCCGCTGCAGACGACTTCTGGGACGAGGTTGACTGTGAGGTGACCGTTGAAAGGATGGTGCATTGTGACAACGCCTAGGCTGAACAGCATCAAGAAACAAAACATCGAGAGAGAAATTGCCATGCAGCAGATAGCGCTGATCATGGCGACTCTAAAGATAAAACAAAAAACCAAGGAGCTGGAAATGCTCCAGAAAGAGAGGCGATAATGGGTATCAAACTACACAATGCAGGGATGGCGGACTATTTGGACGAACCGTCCAATTCGGTTGCAGAACCACCATATGACACAGAGAACTTTGATGGAGTCAGGGAGCGGCATGCGCATGCGCTGCAGTTCCTATCTTCAGAGATAAAGGACATGAAGGCGATGATGAAGAGGTTTTCATCGGGTCGCTGGAAAGCCTTAAACGATAGCATGCAGGATCAGGTGGACTTCGCTGAGAAGGTCATGGACATCCTGGGGTTTGAGGATGACTGATAGGCACAGCAAACGACATCCAACCATAGAGTTTGCCGTGCCCCACCCTAAGGACAATCTATCAAAGAGGCACAAAGAGGGACCGTTTCTCCCGCTATACCGGGAGGAGCGTCCCATGTGCATAGGCGATTGCATACCACCATGGGATAGAAAGTCCGCAGTCTATGCGCTGATGGGTGGAAACAAGCACGACATCTACAGGGTCTGCTCCCCATTCATGGAGCACCAAAAAAGAAACATAGATCGTCTAGTAGGAACGGTTTACCCGAAAGATGACGATGGGAATTACATCAAAGACGAACACGGTAATCGCGTAGCCGAAGAGGGTATTCCCCCTTGGATATACGACCCAAACGACAAGGACAACTGCTTTGAGGGCATACAGCTCGTCAAACTGTACCGAATACGATCTGCCGGACCGCAGGGAGTCGCCATGGTTAAGTGGTATTCCCGCGACACAAAGGTGTACCGACTGATGGCAGAGGATGGAAGCCTTCTGGAGATGAAAACAGACAACGACCGCTACTGGTTCAGAGAAAGGGATAGAAATGACCGGGACCAAGAAGAAGAAAAAGAAGAGCAGATACAAGAAAAAGAGACTGACCAAGAAAGACCGCATGGCAATGAGGGAGAAAAGGAAGGAGAATGAAAGGAAACGCATCCAAAAGGCACTCGATAAGACCATCGAGGCGATGGCACCATCAAACATAGTGGTGTCATTCGAGCAGGTGGCTGGTAAGAAGAAGGAACCGTATCAGGAAATCAAGAAATTCTTTACCAAGCACTGCAGCCAGAGGGTCGCCCCAAAAAGCAAGAACAGAGACGATAGAGCATATGCATTCGACACCATGCGTAGCGCCATTGAGAACGTATTCAATGGGGTGAGTGTATCCAAGAACACCTTCTTTATCCCAGGCTCAGACAAAGCCAATGCAGCAGTGACGGACATGGTCGGTGGCCTGCAAACATGGGACGTTTTTGTGAACAGGTGCAGCATAGGGGAGTCAAGACAATATGAAAACAAACTGATCGATACCATCAAGGATGCCAAGATGGAGTTCAGGAACCGGGTAGCGAACCAGCCGGTCAGTGGTGAGTACGCATCTATCGTTGGGACCAGATGGGTGTCAGACAAGATACGCTACCTTCGCAGGCTGTGTGACGCGATGGGATCGAGACGTGCCCACGATGCCCTAGCAGGGCTATGTAAGAGCAGGGACGAGTACGCCGCGAACGGAGGATGCAATCTGCCGATGTACTGTGAGATACAAAAGACGCTGGCTGAATCATTCGATATGCGATGGCAGGAGGAACAGGTAGCTCGGTGGGTAAACTGGCGCGGCGGAGATGCTGACATCCTCAAGATGAAGACTGGGACCGTGGCGCAGGAGAGAATCGAGAGACGCGCTCTGAAGCTCCTGGATGGCATGAGGGCGTACCTGGAAGACCCCACAGAGGACAACCTGTATGAAGTGAACAAGCAGAAGATGCGCGTGTTGACATGCGCAGATTCTTCAATCCTGCCCAACTATGGGACGAAACAAAAGCACCCACACAAGTTTGAAGATGAGGAGATGTGGATGTTTTTCCCCGAAGGGGACGAGCCTAACCCTTAGCGTCCATGGTGCTGTAGGTCTGCTCACCCTTCTTAGAGGCATCGAAGACCACCAGCATGCTCGGGGATGGAGCGGGATTCCCCGGTGTGCCGGTGGCAGGGTCGAGAAACTTCAGGCGACCCTTGACAAACACAATCTCCGTGGACCTCGCACCATAGAGATGAAAAGCTTTCGTATCAGTTCTAGCAAAAGTCAAAAGAACAGAGCTATTGCCTCGCACCATTTCATCATAAGCTTTTTCATACCAGTTTATGATGTCTGAATATGGCGGGTTGCACCATGTCCAGGTCTCCCATGGCTTTTTGAGGCCATCATCTGATTCAGTATAAAAGCGCTCGCACTTCGTATTGGAGTACGATGCGCATGCATCCAGGTTAAACCGGAACCGAGCGTTCACCCTATCAAAGAACACGTGAGGAGTAGCCCACGTATCCGTACCGGTGGAGAAGTGGATGCCGCCGAGAGTCATTTGGACTGAATCCAGACATCACCAAACTGACAGTCACATGTACGCCGAAACTCTTCAGATATGCTCTTTGGCATAACGGTCCCGTCTGTTTGCCTTCGGAGTACAACCCTGCAGGCTTTTGCGGTATACCATCCCCGGTTTAAGCACTTGGGGCAGTTCGGTGCATACTGTATATGGTTGTCAGTCAATTTTGCCATTCATCTCTCTTTTCACATGCGTAAAAATGGTTGTCCCCATTTAAATCCATGGGAAAATCATTATCATCATTATCTACGCACCATACAAGTCGAGCACCACACTTTGAGCAGTTTAGATTCTTGCCGGTGAGCCATTCAACGAGTGTAACCATGCGAACATGCATGTCTTCAATGAACTCATCAATCGATACCTGTCTGTCGTTGTCCATGGGTAGCCCTCATGCTCATCTTTTCGTCGGAAATCACCCATCCGCTCCCCCCTGATTCTTTCAAATGAAGCATTCTGTCCAGCATATCGTTACCGAAGACCGAATCGAAGCGTTTTTTATCGACGCATCTCGTCGTAAGTATGGTCCCACGGTAGTGGTCTGCTCTTTCACAACAAATCATCAGAACATTCCGCACACTCATGGCTGAATCGCCAGCCGAGCTGAGAGACAGGACCTCATCGAGCGTGACGATGCCGGGGAGATCAATGATTTCCCTAATCTGAGCCTTTCCCTCCTCGGTAGACGATATCATCGACCATTCGCTACGCTGCACAAATCTTCCACGAGTTCGGTATGATGCCCATGCGCCGCATACCGTTTTACCGCTTCCATTGTGTCCAGCTAGGCATAGAAGTCCTTTGTTCTCTGCATCAAAATACTTCCGGGTAGCGATTGTGAGGGACGTATCTCCGGGGAGCTTTGGGTCAGGGTCATTGGGGGACACTCCGATTACAACCGCAGCAGATGCCGGGAGACCAGACCTCCTGCATCGATTACGAAGCCTCTCCTTCTTGTTTTCTTCTTCCATCTTCTGCTGCTCTGGATCGATCAGTTCCTCGCCTTCAATGCGTCGAAATGACTCCTGACAGCTATCGCACATGCAGTTCTCGGTGCCGATATTAAACCTGAACGCATGGGAAACAATGTTGTCACAGTGGTAACATTTTACATTTTGCTCAAAGCCAAAGTCGAGCTTGTTTGGTGATCTCTGCGTGTGCGGTTGCCTCTTCCTCAGTTCTTCTATGTGTTTACTTTTGTCCATGATAATCCTCCCAGTCCTTTCTTGTTGCGAATCCTTCGTCTCTCCACGGTCCCCATGAGCCTGCGTCCGCCTGAGATGTGCCCTCAGAATACATCATCAGCCACTTCTCAAAATGCTTCGCCAAATACGACCAACCGCTAAACTTTCTGCGCTCCACCCAGGTGTCGGTGGCCATTCCGCGAATGGCCTTGCAGACATCGGACGGAGTATATCCATCAGTCAAAACGATCTGTTTGGCCATTTTTTTAACGGACTGTGATTCAGGCTTAAGCTTCGTGCCAAAGCAGTCACCGTGAACGGATACGAAGGCAGATAACACATCGTAGTGTTTCGAAGAAGTGCTCCTGGGCCACTCATCGCAGGAGCCAGACTCAACCTCAGCGACACTGGCCGAGTACCGCTTGGAATCCTTTTCTTTTTTTTGTGTCTTTTTTTTCTTTTTGTTTAAACAGTTTAGATTAGAATTAGAAGAATTCTTAATTGGATCAATTAAATTAATTCTAGATGAATCAATTAAGAATTCTTTATTACTCTTATTTAAATTATAATTATAATTAATTAAATTAGAATATTCAAATTTAGATACAGCAGATTTGGACCCGGCCGAATCGCCATCATCCGCCTTAACATCCTGATTTACATAACCTTCCACCGGAAACCCCCCTTCACCGTCCGCGTAGACGTCTACATTTTTTGCCTGTAGACGTCTACATGACTCATCGCGTTGTTCTTTGTTTTCAGTGGGTTGCGCGATGTAGACGTCTACATTTGGCTCGTGTAGACGTCTACATTTCGGGCCTTCTCCATGTGTGTCCTGAGTGTTTTCGGTGCCTTGCGATGTTGAGCCCTGCTCATTTTTGTCAGAAACACCGACGACTTTCCGCCTATATCGTTTCTGTCTTTCGGCTTTCCTCTTTCTTTTCTTGGGGATAGACCCAGTCCAATCGTCCCAGCCGACAACTTCGACCGTTTCGGAATCCACCAATCGCAGCAAACCAGCATCAATCATCCGGCGAACCACATCAGCTTTGGGCTTGAGGCTTCCTGAGAGCCCCTCTGAGGCGATTTCAGCCATCCGGGTATATCCCAGGGTACCAGAGGGGTGTTTATCAAGCACACAGGCCCACACAGAGACCAGCCAGCCAACGGTCTGGTGGATGTTTTTCCGCCCCCTAAATGCCTGACTCAGTGCGTCAATCCGCTCGTCTTTGAAGATTTCACCTGACACCAATACGACGCTTCTCATCTTTTTTCACCGCCCACAGTTTTTGCTATTGACTTAGCGATTGCAACGTGACAGCTTTGCCGTCAAAAGTCAACACAGAAAGGATAAACATTATGCTGAAGAGAGAAATGGGGATCGGCGGCACAGACATAGCAGCGATCATGGGAGTCCACAAATACAAAACAGCTCATGACGTATTTATGGACAAGACGGGGCGCTCTGCGCCTCTCGCCATGAACGAGGCTATGTATTGGGGGTTGAAGAAAGAACCCATCATTGCAGACAGATATCAGGAAGACCACCCAGAGATCACTCTGGTTAGAGATCTCGGGATAATGAAAAGCCCCAAGCATGATTGGTGGCTGGGTTCCCCGGATGGACAAATCGAAAAGGGCGGAAACGTCATCAGGGGTCTGGAGATCAAAACGGGCTCTGTCTACCGAAAGAAGGAATGGGGTGACGAAGGAACCGACCATATCCCTCGCGAGTACCTGATGCAGTGTATGTGGTATATGCCCCTTCTTGGCGTGAATGAGATGCACGTTGCCGTTTTGCTTGGGCAAAGGGACTACACAGAGTTTGTGGTGAAAAGAGACAACGACCTTCTCACCATGATGTACGAATCTGGCAAAGACTTCTGGGAAAACTATGTAAAGAAGGACATGCCGCCTCCGACTGATGGAAGCGATGCGTGTAAGGATTACATGTCTGAGAAATATCCCGAGGCATCTGACGATATGCTGGACCCGGATGATGGCATCCATGATCTGGCCGCTCGTTATAACGGTATTAAAACACAAATAGGGCTCCTGGAGGAAGAGCAGGAGAAGCTCAAGAACATTTTCAAGAAGGAGATTGGGGAGAAGAAGGGATTCACTTGTGACGATTGGCGTGTGACCTGGACAAATCGGAAGTCAAACAAGAAAACCGACTGGGTCAGCGTGGAGGGACACTTTGTTAGGACGCTTGAAAAGTCTGGTGTCGACGTAGAAGAGGCCCAGAGCATTGTTCAGAAGATCATTAAGTATCACACCACCGGGGGCGTAAGGTCTGAAAAGCGGGCATTTACTTTTAGATGGAAGGGAGAATGAGATGAGTAAAGAAAACACAGGGGAAAGCGGAGAGATCGTGGAAAAGGCCATTCAGAAAAAAGACACCAGGGAAAAGTCCATTCAGAAAAAGGAGGACATGTTGGTCAACGGGACCGGCATCCAAATCACATCAATGAACGAGTTGCAGCGTTTTTGCAAGATGGCTGCGGCTGCTAAGGTTTTTAAGTCCACTACCGATTTAGCCAAGGCGTGCATGATTGCCCAGTACGGGATGGAGATGGGCGTATCTCCGGCGACCGCACTGCAAAACATGCATATGATCGAGGGACGTGTGTGCATTGGAGCTGGCCTCATGGCTGGCCTAGTTAAAAGGACCGGCAAGTACAGTTATAAGATGACTGAGCACACCAGAGAGGGATGCACCCTGGTCTTCATCGAGAAGGACGTTGGGGAGCTGGGCGTGTCGTGCTTCGACCGCGAAGACGCGATGGCCGCAGGCCTTCTGAATAAGCACAACTGGAAGAAGTGGCCCAAGGCCATGTTCTACAGTCGGGCGCTATCCATGGGAGCACGCATGTTCTGTGCTGACATGTTCGTGGGCGCTGCAGTCCACACCCCGGAGGAAATATCCGGGGGAGAATACATCGACCATGCATTCGCAGAAGCATGGGGCATGGAGTCACCTGAGCAAAACACTAAAGAAGTATTCAGCGTAGCTGAAGATTTGAAAGAAGAACTTAAAAGAAAGGCAACGAGATGATGAGCTTATTAAAGAAGGACAAAATCGACTGGGCGAAGGCAAAAATACAGTGCATGCATTATGTTTCCGCACAGTCTCAGACACATGCGATCGACATGAACTACATCTGCTTTGAGGAGGAAGGTCCAGACGGAAAACAAAGACCAGAAGTAATCAAGAAGCTTGCTGCTGTCGCATTGGCTTTCGGCGTCGCGCGATTCATTTCAGAGACCGAATCCGACCGGCCTTTTCTTAAGGACCTCGTGGAGGATATCATTATGGGCAAGTCTACAGGCGACGGACCATTCACGACCCAAGAGTATCGAGAGATAGCACAAATCCTTGAGGCAAAAGATTTCGACAACCTATTCAGTAACGAGAGCGGAGAAATCCATTGATAACCATTGGAGTTGATCCTGGAACAACGTCTACCGGGGTTGCAATATTTAAAGAAAGAACAGCAAATTATGACGAACTTTTATTTTCGACACAAGGAAACCCGACGGAAGTCATTGATGAGGCAATCGACATCGTCAGATCGGAAGGGGAACAAACAAAGATTGTCGCTGTTGAGAGCTTGTATCCAGGTCCAGGGCGGGCTGGGCCAAAGAGCATCTACACGCTCGGAGCGTCTACAGGTTTCATCATCGGTACTCTCAAACACGCTGGGGTCTACGACGAAAACACCTGGTTATGGCGACCATACCCGGTCACATGGAGGAAGCATATCGTCGTGCCGATGGGAGGGAAAGAAACGACTTTGAACGCAAAGAGCAGGGAGCAGGCTGCAGACATGGCGATTCAGTTCGCCCAGGCTGTAGCCCAGGACGCGATGCTCGGTCCAAGAGGAGGACCGCAAATAGATAGGGCGATGGCAATCTGTATCGGAGTGAGTGCGCAGATTGAATATACGAAGTGCAGGGCGAAGGCGACGGGAGTAGAAGGATGGATGAAGATTTCAAGTGGCTCAAAGTTGACAAAATAACATACGAAGACTTCCTGCAGGTATCGATATCTTCGGTACCACCGGGAGCATTGACATCTGCAGAGGTGGTAAGTCCGCTGGACGTCCACCCGGAAAAAGAAAGGAAGGAGAGAACGGCATGCCTAGATTCGATCATAGAGACGTCCAGTTGCGCTATCAGGATGGCGGAGAGACAGAGATTAAGAACATGATAAAAGAGGGATACACCATATATATCCTAAAGGAGGCAATGAGAAAATTAACGATGAAGAGCCCTGTCGAGGGAAGAAGAATGGAAATGATTCTTCGCAAGCATGGGGTGATAAGCGACACCAGAGGGCCAAGCAAGCCTGACCACGGAGACAGAAGACTGTATTCCGTGCAGAGGGCTGGGACGACGAATTACATTCGGCTTCCCGTTGACCTCTTAGGTGTAGACCATAAGCAGCTCGTTGAAGCTGAGTTCAAAGAAGATAGAATAACAATCAAAAACGTATAGGAGAGAAACATATGTCAGCACGTATCAGTATTCACGGAAACCTAGGAAAAGACCCAGAGTTGAAAGAAACAAAAAGCGGGAAGAAGATGGCCAAGTTTTCTGTGGCAGTCAATCGTCGCGCCAAAGTGGGAGACAGTTATGAGAACGTCACGGACTGGTTCAACATCACTTGCTGGGACAAGCATGCCGAGCTGGTGAATAATCACTTCTGGAAGGGAAAGGAGATCATTCTTCACGGCACGCTACAAAACAACAACTACGAGAAAGATGGGCAGAAAGTGTATCAAGACGCCATCTCGGTTAGAGATATCGAGTTCTGCGGCTCGAAGGGTGAAGACCCGAGAAAGCAGGAATCATCCTCATCCGAATCCTCTGGAGGAGGAGAGGAGCTTCCGTTTTGATCACATATACTGTGAAGATAAAAGAGATGACCGCTGGGGCAAAGCTCCCAGAGTTTAAAACCAGTGGGGCATCTTGCATGGATGTCTATGCGGCGAAGTCGGTGAGCGTTGGAAGCATGAAGACGGTGATTATTCCATGTGGTTTCGCAGTTGAAATACCACCCGGTATGGAAGGGCAGCTCAGACCTCGGTCTGGGCTTTCCCTTTCCGGGCTGATGGTTTCGTTTGGAACGATTGACTCTGACTATCGTGGAGAAGTCGGCGCGATTGCAACAAACCTTACTGACGACCTTAGACGAGTCATCAAGGGCGACCGCATTGCACAGCTTGCCTTATGCAACGCCAGGACACCATACGCACGTTTTAGTGTAGTAAAACACCTGTCCCATACATCTCGCGGCGAAGGCGGGTTTGGGTCAACGGGGAAAAGCTGATGGCTAAAAAATGGCAGGGAGACGGGTCGTTCTGTAGATGGATTATATCGAAGCAGTACGCCCAGTTCGACAATGGCAAAATAAAGCCGTTCCTAACCGAGGCCCAGGTTATTTATATGTGGGAGGCGTGGAAGGGAGGGGCCGATGACGAAAAGCGAGAGGAAAGAGCAAGAGGAAACAGGGCCGATGCTGTTTGACGTCGAAGTAGACAGCATGTTCAGGCGCAACAGTCCTTACAGCGTTATCACCATTGAGTGCGGAAGCTGGATGTCTCTTTGCGAATACATCGTAAATGAGAGACCGACAACGAAACAGGCAACAGACTTCTCTGACTATGCAAAAAGCAGCCCTCGCTTTAAGTGCCTGCAGACCGGCGAGGGTGTCATCAGAGTGGAGATTAGGAGAGACAATGTTTGAGAATTTTGAGAAAAAGCTCCGAGTGGAGTACCTCGCAAATGGCATCTGGAAGCAGGACCACTTCAGATGCACCTTTGTCGAGTTCATGCAGCGATTGAACGAGTTGAAAGCGACCAGGGCAAAGATAGACCTTCCGCACCCGCGCACGGGAAAGTGGATGCATTACATATTATTCAAAGGGTCAAACGGAAAATGGTCAGTAAAGGTGAGGGAAGAGAAAATAAAATAAAGAGGACAAAACACATGGCAAACAAACAGCAGATGGCGCTGCCGGGATTCACAGACGGCAGCCCTGAAAGAAAAGAGAGAGAGACAATGACAAAAAACAAAGAGAGCGAGTTCAGAACCACCGATGCCCATGAGGCGATATTCCACGACATCGTTAACAGGCAAATAAATGTTCAGGTCAGGGCAGTCGCTGGCTCCGGCAAGTCAACCACGGTTATCGAAGCCATTAGGAGGCAGGTCGCCAAGGAGCCGAGTAGAAAAATCCTCGTGACGGCATTCAACAAGGACATCGTAACCGAACTGGAGAAGAAGGCGAAAAAGGCAGGCATAAACACAACAAACATTACGTTCAAAACGATGAACGGCCTGGGCACAAAGCCAGCGCTGGACTGGATGGACAGATGCGGAGCAAAGCGTCCACCATGGAAAGGAGGATGCACCCAATACGGTGTCTACGCTGAAATGCTTGGAGACGTGTACAGCGACCCAGTGCTAAAAAGTCTGTCCTTGGATGTTCTGTCGAAGGTCCATGGCACATTTGTTTGGAACCACCCGGAAGAACTATTATCCGATGGCCGTAGGGACGAAATCATTACAGAGATAATCTACACAATGCACAACTACGGGATCCATGTGCCGGAAACTGATGAGTTGCCAAACCAGCTTGCCAGTGAGATGGATATGGCATCAAGAGTTTTAGATGTAATCAAGCTTAGGATTTCCCGACTGTTCAAAGAAGGGGAACACGGTTACAGCAAGTATCCAAAGTACAGCTTTGACGAGCAGATTACATTCCCCCTTATGTTTAATCTGCCCATAGGGAAATACGACCTCGTGATAGTGGACGAGGCGCAGGATTTAAACAGACCAAAGCAGCATCTCCTACGCACACTCGCAATGGACGGCGCACAAATAGTGGCAGTGGGAGATCCCCACCAAGCCATCTACGCATTCGCTGGTGCCGACTACAGGTCCATGGACACCATGAAGGAAATGTTTGAAATGAAAATCCACGGCTTGCCGCTTTCGTATCGAATACCAAGAAGCGTGCAGGCGGAAGCAGCCAGGCTTGTCCCTCATATAGAGTGCCTAGAGGACGCTCCAGAAGGAGAGGTGATCCGGTATTTCGTGGAGAAGGATGATGAGGGCTACTTCTCGTCACACCTTAAGTCGTGTGCCGAGTCGGGGAAATACGATGATGCGATGATTGTTGGGCGATTTAACGCGCAGCTCATGCGACTGTCGTCGAAGATGCTTAGGGCTCAGGCTAGATTTATATATGTTGGCAGAGACATCGGAAAGCCAATCAGAACGCTTATAAATGACATAAACGCCATACAACACTGCAGCGGGAAGATCGCCGGGGAAAGGGGGCTCCTAGCTTTGATCTGCGAGCACTCCAACAGCATGAAGTCATCGATAGAGAAGAAGGCGAAAAAGCGCGGCACGGACCCAGGCAGGGAGCTGGACAACCTGCGGGACACAATCGAAAGTGTCGAGATAATTTCCCGGTCAGCGATGGAGGATGGTGTCAGTCGCATATCGGACATTGTCGGAGGATTTGAGGGTAAAACTAGGATACCAGGATATATAGACAAGTTTATCCCCGTTCCTAAAAAAGGTGCCCCGCATGAAAAGGGCGTGTTCAGGATTTCCACCATACACAAGGCCAAGGGTCTTGAGGCAGATACCGTCATCGTGTGGGGGCATAATCTTATGCCGTCCGAATGGGCGACCCAGGACTGGGAGATGATGCAGGAGAAAAACATGGAGTATGTCGCGGTAACAAGGGCCAAGAGCACGCTGGAACTCGTCAGCATAGAGAAATGGTAGAAGGAATTTAAACGTAACGAGAAAGGACGCTTGACATGGAGACCGAGGAAGACAAAAGAGCAGTGTGGTCAACGAGAGAGAAGAACCTTGCGAAGGGCGTCATGCACTTCCCGGAGCTGGTCAAGGCCATCACCGGCAACCCAGACGAAAGCGAGGAACCGAAAAACAAGGCCCTGGAAGCCATGAACAAGGAACTCAGAGACTTCATCTATGAGGTCTCCGCATTCCTGAACGAATACCCTGAAGACCCGCTACGGGCTCTCTACCATGTCGCCGTAAAGAGGGAGTCCGTACTGCATGCGGTGTTTGTTGAGTCAGTGAGAGAGAAGAAAGAGAAAAAACAAAGCGAAGCGATGATGCGGTTTGACTCTGAACAGGCAATCATCGACTTCGTGAAAGCAAAATAACATTCACCAAGGGGAAAGCATGAAAACAAAGGAATGCTCAAAGTGCAACGCGAACAAACCACACGCTGACTTCCACAAAAAGAAGGCAGCGACGGACGGTCTAAGTTCCTGGTGCAAGCCGTGTAAACATGAGAAGGATACTGCGAGAAGAAGAGAACGTGCGGCAAGAATGACCGACGAAGAAAGAGAGCTTCACAACAAGAAGAAGAGAGCCCACGGGAAGCTCGACAGAGCGGTTAAGCGTGGGGAAATAGACAAGCCAGAAAAGTGTGAGAAGTGTAACAAGAAACACGTATCACGAGAGATCCATGGTCATCACCATGATTACGACAAGCCACTTGACGTCGAGTGGATTTGCCGGACGTGTCACCTGAATGAACACGGTGGCGCACAAACATTAAACTGTAAAATCTGCAATAAGAAATTCACAAGGCAGCGGGGACAGGACAACAAGTTTTGTTCGCATGCCTGTTACTACGTCACATTACGCAGTGACTACAAAAAAGGAGGTAAAGCTACGGAGCAAAAACCCAACTGAGCCACATACGTGCTAAAATCTGCCATCTCTCGTAATGTTTTTGATGGCAGTCGATGCCCAGGAATGAACCTCCGCCACCGGAAAGTTTGGTCCTGGGCATTGTTTTGGTTTCTTACTCCGCATCGCCAAGATGTCGTCGTGTCCGTAGACTCCGCATATCTCCGTGTGATTCATCCACAAGTCCCGGCAGAGGTATTTCGTCTTCAATATTTGAGCAGCCGTCGGCTTCGAACGACGAAAATCCCCAAAGCATGCAACCCCAACAGAAGAGCTATTGCTTCCGGCGCAGTGGGCACCTTTGGCATCTTCTGGAAGATACTGGTACACGTTTCCCTTACGCCCCACGATGTAGTGGTAGGGTACATATGCGCGGCTCTTGTATTTTTCCGGCACACCATACTTCCTCCAGTCCCGAATCGCGTCCAGTCGGTCCTCCAGGTTCCCAATGGTGACCGTGGCTACGCCCTCTGGATCCTCGGTAAAGAACTCCATCACATCGTCCACGACAAGACCTATTTTGATCCTGTGGATGATGATGCTGGTTGTTGATTTTCGAACGGGACGGTCAAGACCTTCGGGGATCCGTTCGATCACGCTCATTTCATCAGCCTTCCGAGTGCCGCAGCCCATGGCATTTTTGCCGCTGCTGTCTGGCCCAAGGTGATGAGTCCGGCAGCTATCACGGATGTGGGTAGCTCCACTTTGACATCGGGTACACTGAATGCGCCCAAGACCTTTACACCCTTGATTTCAAGTTCAAGGTTTCCGTCTCGATCTGCATCGCCAACACGTCCACTTCCCCAACTAATCAAGTCCATGTCACTCTCCCTCTGTTTTCATTGGCGAGCATTTTTTTTATTCGCTCGTCTGTTGTTGAATCCTTTTTACCCTGGCTTCGGCTTTTCTTTTCATCTTTTTTGAAAGCTTTTTGCCACGGATCTCTTCGATCTTCTTTACGCATTCTTCCACGTCCTCGATAACATGGGCAACATCCTCTGCCGCCTCAAGCGTCTTCGTCAAATCAAACTTCCCAGTCTGAACCCTGGCCACAATAACCGGCGTTATGGCAAACACTAAGGCCACAATCACCCCAAGAATATCGACTGCTATTTCCACGTATTCCATGATTACTCCACAACGTCCGCGCCAATGGAAAAGTTCCCACTGAGCCCTGTCGGCGTTTTTCTGTCCCCTTGATAAGTCGAATGCGTGATGCCTGCCTCGTCCACAAACCCCGTGTAACCTACGGTGATGGTTTCTGCTGTCGCATCAAAGTCCGTGATGACTACGAGAAGATTATTCTGCGGAAACCCACTGCTCAAGTCGATGACCTGGCCTAGGCTTATCTCTGTAAAATCAATCCCCGTCCCAGTCAAAACCCCGCTTCCTGCGGTCACGGCGAATGTCCCTGCCGAGGTCGCGAGAGTTCCCTTGCGAGTCACATCTAGATCCCAATAATATTGACCAGGGGTGACATTGATTGTGTCTGCCACGAACAACTTAATGAGCGATTCCCCGCTGGCTGGGACTGTTATCTGGAGCTGGTCTGGATAGTACGACTGCTTAAATATGATGGACCGGCTGTTGTCGTCATAGACGCTACCCTTAACTGCAAAGCGCAACACAGCCTCGGTGATGTCAACCGGCGTTGTCCCGTCGCTCTCGTATATCGTAACGCTGAAGTTACGCGAGTCCCCTCGGACGATGCTAATGTCTGTCATTATCCTAACCCTTCCAGCCATGTCTTCATCAGGGCCATGTCGGTTTTAATCTCTGCCAGGTCTGCCTCGGTCAAGTCTGGTGTGTCACCAATCTCCAACGCTTGAACTTGATCTATCCAGGCCAGCATGCTGCCCCTCCCCTGGCCAGAATAAGGCAGATAGATCTTTGCGGTAGAAAAAGACTTTGCGTACTTCATTTCTAGCTCCTCACCACGGTCCCAAGACCGTCTGGAGATGTAAAGTCGTTCTGGGGTAGCGCGGCATATGTTGATGTCCCTGCGTTACCAACCTGCACGTCGGCAGCAGACGTTAGCGACCCGCTAACTGTTCCAAGCCCAGTTGCTGTAACCCGAGAGGCCAGATCCCATGCAGTGCCAGAGACAGATCCCGTTATCGAGCCAGCGCCAAAACCCTTGATGAACGAACTGGAACCCTCTTCGCAACGAAGAAAGCTAGTGTAGGTTCCCGCGACAGTCATGGCGACAGTAATCTCCACTCTCGATTCTCCGTTGCCAAAATTCCATACCCTAATGCACTCCGTTGAGGCCGCCGTGTCGAAGTCGATAGGGTCTGCCGTCTTCATGTAGCCTGCGGGATTAACCGTAACACGCTCGCTAACCTTCGAGCTGGTTAATAGCATCGTTCCACTGGCGGCAGTCGCTCTCGTTAGATTTCCACCAATAAACGAGTTGGGGCTGTCTTCAAGGTTTTGGTTGTTGACCTCCCCCGAGGCAAGAAATGCAGATGAGTTGTAAAAGTTGAACAGAAGTGCATTTGTCAATCCGTCCAGGTTGCAATCCCACATCTCTACGCTTTCCCAGATTTCAAAACTTGCAGCCGCCACGTTCTCAAACTTTATTCCTGCAAACTTTATTGTTACGCCCCGCCCCGAGGCACCGATGATGCTCTGGCTCCCCTGTGTTTGAAAGACGGTGCTGATGGGATAAATCTCTATGTCGGCAAGACCAATATAGAAGTCAAACGCTGTAATAATATTTATCGTAGGACTGGACGGGCTGGCGACCGGTACGGACCCAAGACCAAACTCAAAGGCAAAAAACGGAGAACCGGCTGTGCTGTCAAGCATCCAGTGCGAGCCGTCGGTGATAGGATCGGTGAACCCATTACTTGTCACAGCATATTGGGCTGCCGTTCCCGGTATGAGGGCTCGCGTCGATGTCGTTGGTATCACCGCAGTTGGCGTTTGATTGATGTTGCCGCCAAACATTATGCCCAGTCCGGCCGGGCCAGCCTGCACACTCGTAAGCGCTGGCACGTCGTAGGGGCCATTGTCAAGAGCGTGAAAAACAACATCACCTTCCTGCCCGTCAACTAGTCCATCAATACATCGTTGAGGGGTACGGAAAGGATTCCCGATGGTTCCATCGCCAGTTTCGTCATCCCCAGTCAGGGCGAAGTAGATATCGGACGCAGTGTTTTCGGTATAGGATACTGCATCCCATCCAGCGGCCGTTCTCTGGTATGTAACCCCGTTAGCCTGAACGTGAACCAGGCACCCAGTCTTGTCGAAGTCAGAACCATCAATAGCGTTTCGCCCTGCGATGTCGGCGACAACCCGATACCCGCCGCGAAGGGCGGTATCATCAAGCGATGCGACGCCAACGGCAGCATTGATTAGTTCTCCTGCAAATGTGGGCATAGCAATCTCCTACGGCGTAACAGTAAAGGCCAGTGGCCCGGTGATAGTTGTGTCAATAAGGTTGTCTGAACGTGCAACCCGATAGTTCTGGATATTCCCAAACGCATTCGTCACGGAAAGTCCCACCTGGACCTCGGTCATATCGCCAGGACCAAAAGAGCCAATCTCAAAGTTGGTGGGTAGCAAAGGTCCATACGGGTCGGGATATGCGTGAATAATGTACTGGTTCACTGGTGCAATCGTCCCTGAATACGAAGCAGACGAAGAAAGGCTCTGCGTTACGAGGGCCTCAATATCCGCTTCGGTGTACGGTCCAGCGTTAGCGGTGATGCCCGTGAAAACCAATGGCCGCCAGGTGAATACAACCTGCCCCGTGTCTGGACTTCCAGCCTGACTTGCCGTCAGTGTGAATGTGACAGTTGCGTTGTTCACCGTCTTGGTGAATGTGCCGTCAGAGCTGAATGATGTTGGCGTAACGGTTACATCTTTCGCCGGGGTTCCGTCGTCGTCAGTCAGAACAGCGCTGTCGGGTGTGCGGTTGTATGCCGCACTAAATGATGGTGTCGCAGAAGACTGCCCCACCTCAAAGCTCGAACCAGACAAGGAAGAGAACGATGTAATATCGAAGGCTGGAGCTGCGCAATCTTCAATAATGGTCCCAACAAGGTTTGGGTCAGCAGCTATCACGCCAGATATTTGCTCCTGCACACAAATCTCCACCGTGACCGTCGTCGGGTCAGCAACCATTCCCCCCGTTATTATGCCACTTATACTCATATCGTCCTCAGCAGTGTTTCCCATTTGGCCGCGTCTATCTGGACAGCCGACATGGTAACGGTTATGAGTTCGCCCTCTCCAACTCCTCCCGGCGTGGAAGCGTTGGCGGTGGCAGCATCTGGAAAGATGCGTCTACGCAAAGTCAAAGGTCTATTATTTGCGTCGTAGGTCAAAGCGTCATCCCTGACATTACCACCTGCGTTACCAAATGCGGCAGCAAGTGCTTGACCCGCTGTTCCTGTTGCGAGATGACCAGCAAGAGACTCGTCGAAAATGGCATCGACACCAGCCGCGTCAATACTCATCGCGTCTCCCGGCGTTGCCCTGGTCGAGACAGCCGCGTCAAGATTGGTGGCGATTGTTGGCTGCATGGCTGCGGTGTCTGCAAGAACATCTTGCAGTTCACCGGCCGCAGTTGCGGCGGTTGCCCCAGTAACGCCGAGTGCTTGACGAATCTGTTCTTTTTCTCCTGCGGTCCAATCCGTATCTGAATCTGACTCCCAAAGACCAGCGCCGTGGGTGCCAGAAAGCTCAGTGTCGATGGCTGTGCGTTCTCCGGCTGTAAGCGTCATCGCATCACCTGGGTCTGCTGTTCCACGACTGGAAACAGTAGCGTCCAAGTTTGTGGCGACCACCGGCTGCATTGCACTCGTATCTGCCTCGATGTCATCGAGATGCGTATCCACAGACCCTGCTGCCGGAGCACCTGCCGTTGGCGAAAGCTTCATCGCGTCACGCACTTGTTGCTGAGTTAGACCAGCTCCGCCGCCAGTCCATGCGCCTGCGCCGTGTGTCGCGGTAAGCTCTACATCGACCGCTGCGGTTGCTGCTGGCGTAAGCCCCATATTATCCCCGGCAACCGCAAAGCCAGTGGCCGTCTGATAAGACCCTGCCCCATGACTCGCCGTGACCAAAGCATCCACATCTGCGGCAGTGTGACTGCTCCGCGTAGATATTGCTGCATCGATGTCCGCACCTGGAAAAGGTGTGGCATCAGACAAAATATCTGCCTGGGCCAATGTGGATCGGGAACTAACAGTTGCGTCAAGGTTTGAGATGCTTGCACCAGCAAACGGTGTTGCATCAGAAAGGATATCTGCCTGGGTCAAAGTAGACCGAGAACTAATGGTCGCATCGACATTAGCTGTGACAAGCGGCTCGATGGCTGCCGTATCAGCCAAGACATCTTGAAGTTCACCGGCTGCGGTGGCCAAGGTGGCACCCGTGATGCCCAACGCCTGCCTCATTTGGCTTCGCTCCGAGACTGTCCAGTCAACGCCTGCTCCACTGGATGCGTCATTCAGGGCCTCGCCAACACTGCCAACGCCAAGGTGACCTGCAATAGGCTCATCCCATACGGCATCAACACCCGCAGCGGTGAGACCCATGTTGTCTCCAGCCACTGCGAATCCAGTAGCCGTAATGTATGAACCAACGCCATGACTAGCTGTAACCAGGGCATCCACGTCTGCGGCTGTGTGACTTGACCTGCTGGAGATCGCCGCGTCGATATCTGCCCCAGGAAATGGCGTTGCATCAGATAAAATATCTGCTTGGACCAGCGTAGACCTGGAGCTTACGGTGGCGTTCAGGTTCGTGGACACCAGCGGCTCCATCGCCGCAGTATCCGCAAGGACATCCTGAAGTTCGCCCGCAGCAGTCGCAGCCGTGAGACCCGTAACACCTAGCGCTTGACGAATCTGTTGCTTCTCTGCGCCAGTCCAGTCTGTTGCGCTTGCAGACTCCCAGTTTCCAGCGCCGTGAGTTCCACTGAGTTGGGCATCAATAGCTGTTCTCTCGCCTGCGGTCAGTGTCATTGCGTCACCGGGATTGGCAGTGCCTCGACTTGAAATAGTCGCGTCTATGCTTGCTCCAGCGAATGGAGTAGCATCACTTAAAATGTCAGCCTGAGTCAATGTTGAGCGAGAGCTAACAGTTGCATCAAGATTGGGTATCAATGCTCCCGCGAACGGAGTAGCATCGCTTAGGATGTCCGCCTGCGTAAGAGTAGACCTGCTGCTGATGGTGGCGTCTAGGTTGGTGCCAACAATGCTGCCTGCCGAGCCAGCACCAAAAGCGCCAGGAAGGGCTTCTGCCCAAACATCGTCCTGCACGGCGTTCGTTACCCGCATATGTTCAGAGACACGCTCGATGTTTCCGACCAGCGTCGTATGCAGCGCGTCGCTATATGTAATGTAGATAATCGAATATCCGCCGATGGCAGGAGCAGTAAACGTACCTTGATAAAGGCCATCTGCAACATGGGAAAGGTTCACCGGGCTTGCAACGATGGCAACACCAGCACTATCGTATATTTCAGCCTGCGGAAACCTTGTGGTGTCCCCATCTGCCAAAACAAGCTCCAGTAAAACTGTATCGCCTGTGATTACTTCAATCATCGCTTCCTCCACTAATAATCTCTACGCTCATGACGGTTCTTCTGGGTTTGACGCAACGACTGACGCATGAACGTATTCTTCCGATGCTGTATGGTCCGGGTTGGCCTCCAGATGGGCATCCATTCCTGCATAGTTGTCGATGTCGAAAGTCTCTCCGCACGAGCAAATAAAAAGCATCCTTGTAGCCATTTTTACGACCTCACAAATTCTAGGGTTAACCACATCCTGTTGCCCTGGCCGATTGCCGTTCCGTTTGTACCAGTTGACTGGCATCTCAGGCGAACGACATCAGAGGCGGCAAGCTGGACCAAAAACGCAGCGCTGCTGTTGGCAGTGTCGTCAATGGTGTTACGAGAATAAGAGGACGACCTAGAAGGAACGATTTCGACCGTATTGTTCTCCACCCATCCATCAACGGTTCTTCGAGCATTTGCATTCGTGTCAAACATTATGGAGTATGAAATTCGGTAAACGCCAGCCGTGTTGATCGTTACATTCTCGCCTGACCGAGTGTAGCTTGAGTCCTGAAAGTCGTTAGCGTTCAGAACCACCGTTGTTGCCGTTGTGTTGATAGTTAGATTGCCGGTCTGTCGGTACTGAGATACGTTCGGGGTGAAGCCGTCTATAGAAATGTTGGCCACCCCGCTTCCTGCGTCCGTTACGGTGACCGCATCGCCAACAAAGTCAAGGTTTGTATGAGGGCCACCCGCAACAACTGAACCCTCATCCTCGACAATAATACTGCTGCCGGACCCTGCTGGGCCTTGTGGACCCGTCGCTCCTGCTGCCCCGTTCGCTCCCACCGTTTGGATGCTTAGGCGAAGGCTGTTGGCAAGCGTGTTTACCTGATCGCTGCCATCAACAACCTGACCCCTAATGCGAATCACGTCGGAGGCGTTCAGCTCCAAGATGGCAAACCCGGAATTTCCACCCTCTTCTTCGCCTGAGTCGTGAAACCACCTAGATCTAGTTCCGCCAACCTCGGCAAAACCACCGCCCGTGTCTAGCTCCACCCAGAACCCAACAGTTGCGTCGTTATTACTTGTCTCGCTTGAAGAACACCCGAAATCGATACGATATGTACCATTCGCGTTAATGGTAAGCTCGGAAGATCCGCTTAGGGTGAAAGCCGCATTCGTTATTCTTGCCGTGTTGAAAGGGAGGGTGCTAGCCGACGTGGTAATCCCGGCATAAGAAACAGAATTATAATAGTTTGCGAAAGCAGCTTCTGGCAGGTCAACCCATGAAAGCCCCGAGGGCTGAACGCTGTTTGCCGTCAGAACCTGCCTTGTTGACCCCACCGGAAATCTCGCAACAGTGTCCGCAGCCGTTGCAACAATCAGGTCACCCTTTGCGTCCACAATGGTGTCCAAGATTCCATCAACAGACGTGGTTTGCAGAGATGCCGTTTCGCCTGGGTTCCGAATCGACGCCAGGGCGACGTTCATATCGACCAAAACCACTGTCCCAGAATGAGAACCTGTCAGCGTTATGGTTAGAGCATTTCGTGGATCTGCCGACGAAAGCTCAATGACATCAATCAAGTCTGTTCGAGATACACCGTCAACCAGGACCATGGCTCCAAGTTGCACACGGTCAAGATTATGTGTAATCGGTATCGACGAGGACGACGAGAATGTTTGAGCAAAAAGTTCTTTCCATGCACCAGCCATTACAACGCTCCTCCAAGGCTAAACTTTATTCCGTTAACGACAAGGGCGATAATGATCACATCCTGGTTTGGCGTCCCATCGTCGGTCAGTTCGACACGGACAAACAAAACGTCGCCTTCGTAATATGATGACGCATCGAATGCGGCGAACTCCTGGTCAATCGCGTAGTCATCATATGTTGCGGGAAGGACCGCCCCCGCAGGCACTAGGTTCTGGGCGTCAAACTCTGCGATACCAGTCGTTAAGACATCCGTGTTTGCCAGTATTCTTGGGGTTGGATCGATACCGCCTGCTGGGTCTGCCACCAGATTCCCAGCGACCTCTGCCGTGTAGACAGACATCGTAAGCTCCGGCGCAACAGTGATAGGGGTTGACCCATCAACCTTGTAGACGACGGACATGTCCAAGGGATGGGCCGTGCAGATGCCTTCAGGGATTGCGAATTGGAAGTAAATCGCATCACCCGTTTGATTGAGCCTGCTGTTCGGCATTGGGTGTGTCCAACCTGTCGGAGTCCCTCCAGACCCAACGTCAACATTGGCCAAAACAACCCCGCCGCTTTCACCGAAAACATTTCCACTGGCAGAAAGGGTTCCGCGCCACTTCGCAAGACCGGATGCTGTTTTTCGCCCTCTCCTATTTATTTGTGAAGTGGAAGGCGTCAGCCAGGTCCGCTCAAATGTGGGAAGCACAGATGGGGCAGAAATGATTTCGACGCATGACCAATATGCCGTTACTGCATCCACTGACGTGGTTGCCCACGTTGAATCATCGTCAATGCCGTAATGCAGCTCCTCCTCAGAGGATGCGCGAAGAAACACATCATTCGCATATCGGTATGATTCTTCTTCGCTTACGGCTTCGACGCCGACATTCTCCCACGCGGCTCCATTCCAAATCTTAAACTCGTAAGACCCACCCACCCCAGCGGCGCTTTGGGCTATTTGAAGTCCCCAGTGCTTAATCACTGAAGCTGTATCCTGTCGCAATGACCCGAAATATATCCTGTGTCCTGCGGCAGTTCCCTGAAACGTGATCGTTGACCCAGAAATACTCGAAGCGTCTGCCGTAACATCCACGAGGCCACCAGTGCCTGTGGCGTTCGAGGTGACGACTTTTATCCCGTCCGCATATGGCGAACCGCTTCCAGCGTACACGCTAGATCCCTTTTCTGGGAATCCAAAAACGGAGTCAACACCGAATGTCCTTTGTTGCGAAAAGCTGGTGTCATTTTGCTCTCGGAAGAAACTCAAGCCAAAGTCAGAGTTCAGCATCGCAGGGGGAAAGTTGTAAGCCGTTTCATGATTTGCAGTAATGCGAACAACTGTACCGGTGCCGAGAAGGGCTGGGTCAGCCAGTACGGCAAACGCCGACTGGTCCATCTTCCCACCGAGGACAGAAAGGTTTATCCCATCGCTGACTATGTGAATACTGTTTGACAGGTCAAGGGTATTGATTCCGAATATCAAAGTTGTCGAGGTGCCATCGCAGTAGACGCCATCGGTAACATTCGGTGATCCGACGTTAAAGTCGGCAATCTGAAACCTGCCAGCCGATTCCCCTCTCACAACAGCGTCAATCGTTCCAGGACCGGGAGGAACATGTATCGACTCAACTGCAATAACGCCGCTTTCGGTGACCATACACGAACGCAGGCCGCCAGTGTCAAAACGTATCTCAGCTCCGATAATCTTGCCGCCGCCTATTTTTCGCAGCCCGTTCCCTTGGCCCACAGCCCCATCGCCGTGAAACTGGCAGTTGTATATCGATGATGCACTAGAAACGCCACCATCAAACAAGACACCCGATAATCCCAGGGTGTCCGGGCAGTCAACAGCAAATCCCTCAATCTGCGAGTCTGCCGAAAGGGTTACAATGTCCGCAACAGCCGATACGTCTCCGATGCGCGTAACCTGGTATCCGCCAGAGCTTTTTAGGGTTGTCCCAGCCGGCACAGTGAGCCCAGACTCAGCGTAGGTACCTGGATATACTAAGATCTCATCACCAGACACAGCAACAGCCAAAGCTGCGCCAACCGTCAAAAACGGGTGCAGAGGGTCGCCAGACGTACCGCTGGCATCATTGCCGTTGACGGCGTCTACCCAGACGACGTTTCCGGTTCTTTGTAGCAGTCCTGCTGTGGGCATCTAATCCTCCAAAAATAATCTATCAAATCGAAAGGTGAATCCTTAAATTAATCTAAAAGCCGTTGTTTTACGGTGAGTGATGAATAGGCGCTAGTTAGCGCTGCAATCCCAGTATATCTATCTACTGGATTAATCGTAGAGCCTGGCAGCTTTAAGTCGGCAGCAGCAATTGTGTCTGGATTCGTGCTGAAAGCGACGGATATTTTCTCCCCGTAGGAAAAGTGTGCCTGGGTATAAATTTTAGCCATGGCTTGAACTTGGGCGCTGAACCCTGCTGAAATGGTGGAGGTTCTCAGGTTTAAAGTTTCAGTCGCTATGAGCCGAGGCGATCCAGTTCCTAAGTAGTATCCCGTCGTGTGGTCATATTCCGCATCAGCATAAATATACATAACGAGCGGGACTGTGTCTCCCGGCAATGCTCCCGTGGGAGCCCCCAACGGGATTGCCACTTCGAAGGCGCACGTTGCCGCCACCTCATATATGCCGCTTTCCCCGACCTCAAAATAACTGCCGCTAAACGGACCTCCGGCCACCCCCTCATCTACGGCCACATTGTCTCCATAGTCGTAAAACCCCGGAGACGGGGTGTCCACATTGTAGGCAATATTTTTTATGTTCGTGCCGTTTAACGGCAGCGGAGTAGTGAAAAGAGTACCGGTATTATAGCTGACGTTGCAGGACCTAGCAGCCGGATAAACGGACACGTTGTCAACATATACACTGCCTGCAACGGCTCCCTTGGCCATGAAAAGCCTTGCGTACCTTGCATCATTCGCAGGAGGACCAGTTTCAAGCGGAGCGAAGTACCCCCTCTGGGTTTCCCACTCAAGCGCAGCGGAGGCCGGTCCAGCCGCAAGCACTGTGGTGCCAATTGAGGAACCGTCTCCATCAAGAAACTCAACACCGAGAATAAGCGTTGTGGATGTGTTGTCTGCCTGCCACGTGAATTCCACCGCATATGGCGAATTTGTGTACCCGTCGATAGGTATAAGATCCGATTCAATGCCATACCCAGGTGATGCGATTTCGATAGACAGGGCACCCGTCTTCGACACTGTTGAAGCCAGTATGTTCGTGTTGTCCCAAGTGTTTGTCGCACTCCAGCCAGTAGGCGGATTCAATCTTCCGTCGGCCCACGTCATAAAGGCGTTGTTTCGGACCTGCGTGAACTTGCCGCCAAGGTTCATCTGCGACTTGCTCAGGACAGATTGAAGAGACTGCAGCTTCTGGGACTTGGTTAATGCGGTACTTGCCTGCTGTGGGCTGTTTGCAGGTATTGGTGCCCCGCGTGATTCAAGCGTCATCCACCTGCGGACACCAAGGCTGGGCTGTCCACGAACGGACATGGTTGTTGTCGCCTCATCGGTAAAGTTGTGACTTACCTGGGAGACGGCAAGATATTGGTTGTCACTGTAAAGGTAGGCGTTTGACTGGAATCCAACGATGTCGTGTATGTCAAGGAACGGCAAGAGAGGAACGGTCACTGAGTGGTCAAACTCGGGCTCCGACAGATCCTGTATCATAGATGACGCCATTCGAGTCGCCTCGGTGCCCAGGTTGATGTTGCTTACAGATTCCTCTTGCACCTCCATAAACCTACGCCCATACTTGGTGATTGAAGATAGGTTTTCAAGTTCTACGAATGCCGGCGTCCTCTCCGTTGCCTCCCCTGTGGATGGGTTTAACCCGGCATCTCCGTTGAGAGAATTGCCGGACAAGGTTATTCCTGACGGCAGCGTTATGGACGATATGTTCGCGTTCTGCTCCGCCACCGTCTCTGCGCTATCATACGAAACCCTGACGACATTCCTCACGCGCTGCGAGGCAAGCTCGGCTTTCGATATAGACTTAATTTCGCTGGGAGAAAATACGGCTGATAGAGTCACGGAGTCTCGCTCGGGTTCATAAAGCTGGAGACGGAATGATTCGCTGTCCTCGTCCCATTTGAACTTAACGTCGTGACCAAATTCTCCCGCAATCGTTCTGATGGCCACAAGAACGGGCTCACGCTTCTGAACCTTATAGTTAACGGCCCACGCCGCACCAGGGGGCGGGTCGTATATGACATCGCCAGGGCCTGCATAGGAACCTGTCTTTCCATTATCAACAGAGTTGTCAAAAACAATGCCATCAATAACATCATCAACAATGACGGCGGCACCGCCAGGGGTCGTGCCGTAGCCCACTTCATCCTCGATAAACGTATCGACCAGCAATCCGCCCTTGTCCCTGAAGTTGACCGTAATCTCCTCGGTCCCCCAATCTATCAGGTCTATGCGACCATCAAGCATGTACCAAAAATCGTCCCCGCTTGCATCCAGACCGAGGGGGACGGTGGCCGCAAATATCCTTATCTGCCTGTATACGTCAAGGAACCTCTCTACATTATAGGTGCTGTCGTCAGCAAGGTTGAGCTTCGTATCATTCTTGAGGTAGGCGAGAGACAGGTTCTCCTGCTCCCGCAAGAACTTGACAGAGCCCTGAACACACGCGTTGTCCGGGCTGTTCGACAAGTTAAGATTCGACACAAAGTCGAGACCGTCGAGCTGGGTGGCGTCGTAATACAGGCTAGTGGTCGCCGGAGATGGCTCAGGCTTCTCCACGGCAACCCTGACTTGACTGCTGGTGTGAAACGGAAGAAGGAGCCCTCTGCGGTAGTCTTCCTCTATTTCTGACGCGGTAAGCTGGCGGTCCCATAGATATATGCCAGCGACAGTTCCCGTGAAGGGCACAACCATTTGACCGCCACCGCTAGAAGTGTACTGGCCACCAACCTGCCAATAAGCGTTGGACCCACCTGTTGGGGTTTCGCCGTTGCCGCTAGGACCAGGATCCAATGGAACATCTTCTATATACCTACCATTAACATACATGGAGTATGATATTCTCGTGACAGGGAACGATGGGTTGGGCTTCCTCACCAGGCAAAGGTATATCCACCTGTCCAGCGGGAACTCATAGTTTCCTCGCCACCTGCTTGAAACATTTGACCCGTGCTCGGAGTTTATTTCTATCTTCCCGCTGCTATTCAATATAGCAAACCTAAAAAGAATATTGTTGGCAGAACCCGTAAGTGCCGAATCTGAGGCGAAAGCCACGACGGATGAGAACGTGGAGATACTGCTGACCTTGAACCAAGCCCCAAAGGTGGCATCCTTAGTTGTTAGTACGGTTTGCGAATCTATATCCGTGGCAGCAGAATCACTCGACATCGCGTTCGTGGCACCTGAGCCGATAAATCTTCTTCCCATGCCAACGGGAGCATCAACAATATATGGCAATAGCGGGTCCGTGACGAATACGCCGCCGTTGTGAGGCCCAAGGTTTTCACCAGCACTTCCCCATACGGATGGGGAATAGTCGCCCGTGGTCTCATCGAGAAACCATGCACGACTCAACGGCGGGTCAACACCTGAGGGGTCTACCCCTGTCCTAAAGCGCGGGTGAGCCCCTCTCTTTGTGCTTGGCAACCTCATTAAACGGCCTACTCCTCAATCGGTGCAATAGTCACCATGGCGGTGGTGCATTTTATGTTTACAGTCATCTCTGAAGATTCCCCACGCTTCATGGATGCCTTAAAGCCGGACACGGTCGGTGAATCCAATGAAATGGAAACAGCCTGCCCAATGAAGTTCGTTCCCGGCGATGGAACATCCAGGTCACCATCAACCTCAATGATAATTTTTCTAATCGGTTTGCGAATCGCTGACATCTACGTCTCCTATCTAAAAATCCTTCTATTGTAACCCTTTGTGAAAACAGTTACAATCTCGTCTTCCTGTAACGCTCTTTTCCATAGCGCCACGCTCTTTATCTTTCCGTCGAATTCGTTTGTGGTGGAGTTCCCCTCTGCACCGATGGAATTAAACCTTACACCGCCACCGTCACCAGACGAGAAATAATCCTGACCTGGAGCTATCGTTGCATCATCAAGCAGCGACACGGTTGATTGGGGCAATGCTCCAAAGTTGCTGTAAACTTTTAAGCTCCCATTTAAAAGGTCTATTATCCCAGCCACAAAGTACCACTCTCCCGCGACATAAGTTGACCCGCTGGTTGTCAACTGCAATGCAGACGTTGGAGGAGGAGTGTCTCTTCCGCCAAAAGTGACGTTTCCGCCAACGTCAGTGGTGAGCCACAGCTTTCCTCCTGCTGTGGATGCTGGCAAATAAAACAACCCCATTCTTGCCACAACGTCCGCATTAAACCAGGCTGAAACAGTAGCCGCAGTGCTCCCCCCCAGGTCTGCGCTTATATTCCCAAGGGTGTCTTCGGTTATAAAAGAGTTGTCCGTACCTGCGAACTCATAACAAAGGCCAAAGGATGTGTCGTACACAAGAGACGGTGGATTCGCCCCATCTGGGATGTATGAATATCCGCCAACTGCATCGCCATGCTCGTCATTGTCCTGGTCTCTGATAAACTCGGGCTCAAGTATGAAGTTTGCGTCTGGCCTTGGGATGCCGCGTTCTCTTGGCTTCTTGACTTCCTGGAGCGTGAACTCCATGGACCGGTCATTGGTGGAATAGTTGCCACCATGCTGTACATATGGCTCCGATGTCACGTTGCCAATGACTTGCTTCGGCGTCTGGCTTCCTATTACGTCGCCAGAAACAAGAAGTCGGGGCATCTTGGAGAATGCGCGTTCCGATGGAGTCAGAGGGCCGTAGCCATATCGCCCTTCGACTATGACGTCAGCAAGCTGCTGAGGGCTGAGGGCAGAGTGGTAGTTCCTGAAGTCATCTATCGCTCCGATGAAACCACTAACGGCGGCCCCAAAGACAATGTCTCTTGTAGCGAGAGCGACAGCATAGGCGAAGGTGCTCGACCCGGCCAACGCACCGTTTCGGTAAAGCTTCAGCGTAACGGTTGTCGGCACGTCAGCAGTGTAGACAAGCGCAAAGTGAACCCACTCCTCGTCAACACTGTTGTTTGGGTCCGCGATGCTTATGTCCGAGGCAGACACGCTTACCCCGCGATTAAGCACCATCTGAGTCCCACTAAATGAAAATGACCAAGACGGGAAAACCGGAGCGCCTATCTGGCTGACCACATCCTGTGTGCCGCCCAGAGCCTCCGGTCTAACCCAAAAGCAAACAGTCTGGTCTATCTCATTGGACAACTGAGGCACGTCGGCACCAGCATAAGAAACAGTTTGGCTGGTCGAGAAGAAAAGAGAGCCCTCCCCGGACTTCTTCACCTGGCACCCAGAGGCCACATCAGTAACAAGCGCAGAGCTTGCGGCGCCCTGTTTCCCGCCGATGCGGTCCACAAAATCCAATGGATAGTCGAATGGGCAATACATCACCATGTCGTTTGCAGATTGCCATTCGTAAACGCCCTGGATGAATGAAGCATCAGCGGCAAACGGCAGTATGACTAGATCGTCTATGTCGGGGACGATGGATGAGTCTATCGTTATAACGCCATTCTCTACAGATAAAACAAGGGGAAGCCCGACTCCAGCCTCTCCGTTTTCATATGTTTCGTTGGTTGTCGCGTCGTTGACTTCAGCGTAATGATACCAATCCAGGCCATCAAACGCCCAGAGCATAACTGTATATTTCGTGGTTGGCAAGCCAATGTCAAAAGACACGTCTGAAGTCATCTCGGCCCTGCCCGACCCAAACCTGCTGTCACCGGATTGGACACAGGATATGCTGGCTATGGTGCCCGAGGTTGGCCCCACCCCAGAGTCGCTCCACACGTCCTTGTCGAAGGAGAAGTGATGACCGCGCCCAGACACAAGCCCTTCCACCGTATCGGCCACTGAAGGGCTCTGAAACAGCATGTTGCCCGTCCAGGACCTTGGCAGCAGTCTTCGATTAATAAGCGCACGGTTAGTGAACGAACGGCCAGTGTTCCCAAACGGTGTGGACACCTCCGACATCCCGCCGTTGACAATGGGCACGTTCCAGCCATTGATCTTGAAAAAGCTCATATCGACTCCGGGTATCTGGTGTATTCACCTTCGCCATCCTGGATGACGCCTCCAGAGAGCCTTAAAACAGGAAGCCCAAACGGGGAGACAGGCGTCACCGCGTCAGGGTCGTTTTTGTACCCATCGAGATACTCGGTCAGCTTGAACGCAACGGTCTTGGCATTATTGGCCCCAGGCTTTTGCATATAAGCAATAGATGTGACCTCTCCAGTTACCGGCACACTTGGGTATTCCGTTTGCTCGGAATAAGGAGAGACACTGAGCTGCGAGACAAAATAATCTGGCGCGACATAAGGCAGGATGAACATGTCCGAGATGATCGCGCTACCGCCATTTAAGTCCAGTGAAATATAAAGAATGCCATCAAGCACCCGGACCGACATCCCAAAACCAACAACATCCACGTACAATATGGTATTCATTGTTCCGGTCTCATATCGAGATTCATCGCCGTTGACATAGACGCTTCCATCGGACCTGAAAACAACCGGCACCATGTTTGCCGATCCATCATAAACAATGAACATTGCCGTCCACTTATCATCCTCTAGCTGACAGTCCCACGCGAAACAGTCTAAGGATGGGTCCGCATTAGGGGGGACAATCTCCAAAGACCCGCCCGACCAGTAATCGCCGGTCGTATTGGTATAGCTGATGCCACCTGATCCATAATCGGTAGTTATCCCACGCGCATTGTATCCGGGAAGAGGTGAAAGCCCAGTCTGGGAGGTTGGCCCTTCTTTGAATGACCAATAATGCCCCTCTCCATTAATCATATTAATGAAGCCATCAGCCACATCAAAGTCCTGGAAGAGCGCAGTGGCCTCCCAGGTTCTTCGATATTCTCGTGATGAGGATCGAAGCTCCCCACGAAACGAGCGGTTAGCATCGTTTATCTTCTCAACGCCCCTGGTGCATTGGTTCATCACGATTGGTATATTGATGGCGTTCAGCCAAAGAAAGGGTACTGCCATCAGCTTCCTCTGCCTCCGCCGCCGTTCCACCAGTTAGACCCTGACTTGGTCGTGGGGAACGGGGTTCCACCTTGCGCCATGTGGTCCCTTGATGATTTCTCTGCAATCATATTAGCGAGCTGGTCTGGGTTGGTCGCATCATCTATTCTCATCTCTCCTATGTTGATGATCATATTATTGCCACCCATTAATGAGTCTGTCGCCATGCTTCTACCCATGAACGCGGAGCCCATGGGTCCTGCCCCACCGGGCATAGCGCCTGGATCGAGCATTTGACGTGTCAGGTCTGCGATGTCTTTAGCAGCGCCCTCGAACGTGGCCGCGACACCGTCCAGGACAGAACTCCACCTCTGTGGGTCCGTAGCTTCTGACAGTTTGCTCAGGATTTCGTCACCGGGGGATGAGCTGCTAGATAATGCACTGGCGAAAGCGCTGGACATCCTGCTGAAATACTCGCGACCGGAAAGATCGAGGATATTGCCTCCGCCGCCCGCCGAAACTCCGCCCACAGCGTCCATCGCCTTGAATCTATGAAGAGCGACCTTGAACCCTGAAGGGACGTTGGACAGGCTTTCACCGAACTCTTTCGCGTTTTTATCTTCGTCTGCCTGATCGGCAAGAGCGTTTGCCCTGGCGTCGGCCTCTGCCTCAGTCGATTTAAGCAGGTCTCTCATTTTTTCATGCATCTTATCAAGGTCAGGCATCATGCCGTTGAGTCCATCAATAACAGATTGGTTTAACTCATCGAAGTCTGGTACCAGGCCATCGGCTGCAGCTTCGGCGTCCTCTGCTGCGTTGTTTAGACCAGTAGTGACCGGTGAAAGGATGGCTGGGCCGGGGATCAACTCATCTATCTCCTTGAAGATGTTTGCCAGTCCGCGCATTAGCCATGCAATGACATTGACCACTCCCTGCGCAATGGTCTCCATCAGGTTGCCCATAAACTGGTGGATCGGATTGCCAAATCCCCCAACAAGTATGCTCAATACGCCAGAGACAAAATACCCAATCCCAAGAAGCAGCATTCCGATTCCGACTGCCAGCATCTTGAATCCCTGGAAGAGCACACTGGAAAGTCCTGCACCGTTCGCGAACGATCCTGCAAGCGGCAGCATAATGTCCATCAAGTAATCAAACAGCCCAACAAGTGGCATTACGGCTCCCCACAGCGGGTCAAGAGCCATGACGATCTTGTCAATAGACACGGAAAGCGCATCTTGCGCCCTTCCGCGTTGAGACACATAATCATCATCAGCGAACTTGGGGTCCTTAAACAGGAGGGCCGTAAAGAATCCACCGAGGGCAGCAGTGAGGATGCCGAGGCCACCTGTCAGGATCCCTGCAACGCCGAGGATAAACAAGGCAATGGCACCAAAGAGGAGTACCAGTGGCGGGATAATGACACTTGCGATGCCCGCGATTGCCAACACTACGGCAACGATGGTTGCGACAATAGCTGCGATAACAGCAAAGACTATGCTGACGATGGCAAGAGCCAGGAAGCCGATGGCCGCTATGACCGGTGCAAATATTACAACAAAAGCCAAGGCTGCGGCTATCATGATGGGAGCCACAATGCTTGTCACGAGCAGACCGACGCCTGCTATAACTGGTCCAAATATCATTGCGAAGGCTGTGGCTGCAGCCAAGGCGAAGGCAGCGACAATGGCAGCCACAACATGTAAAATGCCTACCACAATGGCAGCGGCAATGGTGACAATGGCACCGACAATAATGGCAGTGGTAGTAGCGACCGTGCCGACAATGGAGGAGACAATGGCACCGGCGACGGTCGCAATGGCACCGAGAATAGCAGCAGAAATCGCAGCAATGGCGGCAGAAGCAGCTATGACGGGGGCAAGTGCAGATCCGACTGGAAGGCTTGCTTGCCCGCCCATCCTTACCGCATCGGAAAGCCTTTGGTCCTCAACCACCTTGTCCATCTGGTCGGCCAAAGAGTCGGCCATCTTCTTGAACGCACCGGCAGTGTTATCGAATATAACCTTGGCGGCCTTTTTGGCCGCATTGACAATGGCCTTGGCGGCTTTGCTTGCCGCCTTGCCTAGGACCGGCACCATTTCGACAATTGCCCCGGCAAGTGCCCCGATAGCTGCGCCTATGAGGGGGGTAAACTCAGTGATGGCGTACCCGATGCCTCCGCCGATGACGGCTCCCCATCCGCCTACAGCAGACGTCAGGGCTGTGCCAACGGTGACCCCAAAAGTCACTGCCGGCCCCTGCATGGTTTTGGCCCACGGTGCCAGCGCTGTTCCAATCGCACCGCCGATGCTGGCAAAAACCCCGGTAAAAGCTCCCGCTATTTTTCCGCTCGCTTTGGAGAGACCAGTTTTCAGCGCGCTGGCCATCCCCTCTTTGACGGGCTGCTCCATGCCCTTGAAGAACTTTGCCGACTTAAAGCTGCCGAATATCCCCTCGGATATCTTATCAAGGCTACCCTTAATCTCAACCTGCGGGTCTATTACCTTGATACTATCCCATTCAAGCGCAACCTCGTCTGCCCTCTTGGCTATATTGGCCATGACCTCTACTAGCTTGTTCTTTTCAAATTCAGTGCCGGTCGCGTCTACCTTTTCCTGAAGGTGCGCGAACGCCTTGGCAAGTTCCTCGGGTCTCTTGCTCACATCCTCTTTTGAGAGAACCTCGGCAAGCCCCTCAACCCTTAGACCTGCGAACGTCCCGGCGAGCTTCTTGGATTCTTTCCCCAGCTCATCCAGCCTCGCTTTATCCTCGGCGTTTACCTTGAGCCGCTCAAAGACCAGGCGAACCTTCTCGCTTTCCTTTTCACTTGGCTTCAGTGTCTTATCAAGATCGGTCTTTTCTATCTTGACTTCTATCTTTTTGATCTCAAGGCGTCGGAGTCCTTCGGATTTCTTCTCTAGATTGTCCCTGCCACCAGCAATGCCTTCAATGTCGCCCATGAGCTTGAGCATCTCCTGGCTGACCGGCGATCCCTCCATCCTGAGCTTTAAGTCGAGGGGCTTCCAGCTGTCCTTAAATGCGGCAAGGGATGCCGCGTATGCTCGCGTTGCTTCAGCTATTTTATTGCTGAGTTCCCCCAACTCGTCGCTCAGAGACTTGATCTTTTCTGCTAGGCCGCTCTCGTCTACTGGCGCGACGAAGTCTGGGACCTCCGCCTTCGTCTTGGCTTTTTCTTCCCCTCTGGCCGCTTTGTCTATCATCCTCCAGGCTATCCGCTCATTGGCCTCCGCCATGGCTGGGATGACGTCATTTTTCACGTTTTCAAGAAGAGCGTCTCCTGACCTTTGAGCCGTCTGGCCTTCTAGGTCAAATATACTCCCATAATTTCTAAACTCCCCCTTGCCTTCAAGATTATCTGTCGCGAGATCGATAGCCCTGCTGCTCTGGAGCGACGCACCCGTAATATCCTTGGCGTAAGCTACCTTAATCTTTCTCTCGTTTAGTGCTACTTTGATCAGCTTGCTTGCTGTATCTAGCTGCGTCTTCGCCATTTTGTCGAAAGCTTTTTTCTGAGCCTTCGTCCGCGTCTTCTCACCCTTCGCCTGCTCCTTTGCCAATTTTTTGGCCAGGCGCTCCTTGTTTTTTTCTGCGGCGATTACGGCGTCGTTAGCCTTTCTAATAATCTCAAGCTGCTTGCCGAGTGTAGCCTTGAGGCGCTTATCCATCCCCCCCGTGGTCAGGTCCCTGATCTTTTCCGCCGCCTCGGCATCACCCTTGGGCAGTTTCCCGAAAACATTATCCTCTGCTGCTTTCTGAACCCTGCTGCTATCTACTGTTACGTCGATGGCGAGGTTTTTTGCATCCAGTAGGAAATCGTCAAGCTTCTTCTCAAGCGGCTCGAACACCCATGTTGCCATGCTCGCTATAAACTGGAACAGGTTGATGAACATGTTCTTAATGCTGTCGGTCGACTCAGCGAAAGCGTTCTCAAAGGCACCTGCAATGTCGTAGGTTTTACCCTCGACCTGTTCCATTATCGCGAGAGTACCAGCGAACGCTCCGACAAGAATGCCTCCAACGAGTATGCCTTTCGCGCCAAGTCCAACCATGGCCATCTTGCTCATCTTCGTCACATGGGATAGCTGCTGGAACCCAAGGCTAGCGATGGTTAACGACGCCGCAACGTCAAGGATCTTAACTGCGACAAACCCTATGCCTCCGCCGACTGCTCCAAATTTGGCAGCAGTCACCATGAAGTCTTTAATCCTGTCGTCGAGGTTCCTGGCTCCTACGGCAGCGTCCTCGAAGTCCTTAACAAGCTTTTTCACTTCGGGGAGCAACTTGTCCCCAAGTGCCTTGGCGAACGTCTGGACGTTGCTCACGAGTTTGCTGATTGCGCCGCTCAAAGTGTTGAGCTGCCTCTCCTCGATGATGCTTGCCAGGTCTTCTTGCTTGGCTTTCTCTATGCCGGAGGACAGACTGACGAGAGACTGCGTGCCCTGGGCAACGAGAGCTGCCATCTTTGGCCCAGCCCTCTCCGCAAACACCTCGAACACGCGGCTAAGGAACAGTGCCTCCTGGCCTGACGCCTTCATCTTGTCTCGTTGAACTTCAAGGGCAGCGACAACCTTTAGAAAGCCATCCTTGCCGGCTATCATGTCGGAAGATATCCCAAGCTTGTCCATGGCAACTTTAGCCTTCTTGGACGGCTTAATCATCGCAACCATGGCTCGCTTAAGACCGGTACCGGCTTCCGTGCCGCGCACACCCACGTTACCCAGAAGGCCAATGGTCGCAGCGAGGTCTTCGATTGGGATATTGAGCTGCTTGGCAACCGGGCCGGCGATCTTCAGAGACTCGTTCAAGTCCGTTAGGCTGACGTTCGACGAAGTAAACGCACCGACAAGGACGTTGGCAGCATCCTTGGTTTTCTGGGCGAGGATTTCTGTGGCCCTGGTCCTAGACATAACCTTGCCGGTATCAGCCTCGAACTCCTCCATTATCTTGTCTGATGTTATGCCGAACCCAGCCATCGCATTGGTGACAATGTTGGCGGAGTCAGCCATGGACAGATTGGCTGCTGTTGCAAGTTTGGCCACCGTGGGCATCGCTGCTATAATGTCGCTGGCATTAAACCCGGCCATAGCCATGAAGTTCATGCCTTCGCCGACTGCTTTTGCCGTATGCTCTGTCTCGTTTGCTAGGTCTATGGCGGACTTCGACATCCGAGAAAAGTTGCTCTCGAAGTCGTCGCCCGTGCCCGTTGTAACTGTCGCCGCACGGACCAGTGATGCCTCAAAGTCCTTGGACACCTTTGTTACAGCAACGATGGCAGCAGTGGATGCAATGCCCATGACGGCAAAGCCACGTGACAGGCTCCTAAGATGCTGGTTGACACCACTAAGGGCACCACTCATCTCGGAGAGCCTCGCCCTCCTGGCGTTATGCATTGCCTGTTCCGCACGGTGGCTATTGCGAATCAGTGCCATGCGCTGCTTGAGCATGGCGCTTTTCTTGCGCTCCGCAGCCTTCGCGTCGGCAATGTCCTTCTTCTTCAGCGCTGCCGACTCTCTAGCCGCTTTCTTCTCTGCGGCCATCGTTTCGTTGAAGTGCTTCTTGGCTAGCGCTACCTGAAGCTTACGCGCCTTCTTTTCCACCGCCAGTCTTTCCGACTCAGCAGCTTTAAGGGCTTTTGTTTTCGCCTTCTCTGCGGCCTTGGCTATCTCGGCCTCGGCAGCCTTGGCCTTGCGAAACAACTTGTTGTTGCCATCTCGGATCTTCTTCTTCTTGTCCCTTGCATCTTTTATCAGCTTCAGGTCTTCGGCCAGGTCTCTCTTGACGATGGCTGCCTGCTCCGCCATGTGCCTCTTTTTGATGCCTTGGACATGCAGGAACGCCTTGACCTGCTTTCGCTGGACCGCATCCAGCTTCTTCGCCGCATCGAGCTGCTCTTTAGTGCCCTTGTTGTACCACCTCGTAAGCTCTTTGACGGCATCCGTCTGCGCTGCCATAGATTTAGACGTAGCATCTATCTTTTTCTTTGTTTTCGATACTTTTGAGTCGGCCTTGCTGAACCCGGACGACATCTTCTCTATCGACTGGGTAACATGGGCCATGCGTGAATCGATGGCGTCAAGCGTTTTGATAACCCGCTCAAGCGCCTTCAGGTTTGCCTTGGCGAGAATACTGATTTTTACATTATCAGTCATCGGAGACCCCCTCATCAGGCAGGAAGTCTTCCAGCTCACGGTCCAGGACAATCAGGACTGAGTCATCTTCTTCCTCTACAGGAATGCCGATGTTGTCTTCTTCTTTTTCTTGACGCGCCCGCATCATTGCCTTGAAGTCTTCAAGGGACTTCTTCCCGGACTGTTTCTCAGCGAACCGAGACTGAACGTATGCATTGCTTTCGACAGACTCGGTCTTCCGAAAGTTCCTGGGCAGCAAATCTCTGGGCTTAATCTTCTTCTTCACCCAACAGTTCATGAGGTTGGCGCACGTCCATGCCAGGAGTTCCATATCTCTCTTTGATTTTTCTTCGTGCGCTTCGACCATCACCCTGAACTCCTTCAACGTCAAGCCGGTCCCTATTTGGTCCGGCAAGCCCCAAAATTGCTCAGGATGAAGACCGATTTCGCAAGCTATCTTTACAAGCTCGTCGAAGTCGAATCGCTGGTGTCCTGGCCTGGGACGAAAGGGTTTTCGTCGTCGCCCTCGTCGTCATCGTCAGAGTATTGCTCGACGTTCATTGGCAAGCCATCACTGATTGTCTCAATGACAACCTGAAGAAGCTCGGTAAAGTCGCCTGAATCATCGATCCATCGTGCCACCTTCGCGGTGGACAGCTTGGCTTCCTTGCCTTTTTTGCCGCTGAACTCATGCGCTACGCCGACCATGAGTGCTTCCATAAGGAAACGAAGACCCATCTGCTCTTCATTCAAAATCTTCGTAATGCCACAACCAAAACGCCCCTCAAGCGCTGCTATTTCAGCAGTCCGAAAACGGAGCGTTCTAGTTTGACCACCAAGGCGAACCTTCGCGATTCCCCTTGGCTTGTTTTTCTCTTCTAATACTTTTTTCTTTCCCATCACTACCTCCAACAGGCCCCCTGTTGAGAATATTACCAACACAGCAAGTTCCCATGGCCTGGTGCATGATAAGCACCAGACCATGAAAACGCAATACCTATACAGTTGTTGCTGCAGCGTTCGTTTCGTAATCCGTTCCGCTCAAACGAAGCGAGAAGTCAACAGACGTCGTATCGTCAAGAGGGCTGGATGGGCTAAAGCTTGTTGCGAAGCAGTCTCCCCAGATAACCTTAACGAGACCAAGGGCAGTTGCGGTTCCATCTGGAATATACCAGAAGTGATACAGATAGCTGTTGAATGCACAGATGAGCATGTTTTCTTGGCAGGTGTCATCCTCATCATAACGCATGGCCACATCGGCTGTCTCATCGTGAAAGTTAGGGATGTATGTACGAGCTGTTCCATGCACTGGGTTCCCGGAGGCAGGGGCGCTGTTGTGAACTGTCGTCTCAAGCTCGTCAACATTGCCTGAAATAGAAACATCTACGAGTGATCCACAAACTTGAACGGCTCCCGCGAACGCAGCCAGCGGAGGAACTGCTGTCCAGGTTACATTCAGTGGGTTTGCGTTATCTACAGTAGCGGTTGCTCCCGCTGTTACACTCCCACCTGCACTCGCGGCATCGAACCCCGCCCAAAATTCTCCTAAGCGTCCTGCTATTGCTGTCATTTCAAATCTCCTTCGGGGTCCTATCCCCATAGTTGTCTAAGGACAAAATCCCCTACTTAACGAAGATGGGGCGGCAGCAGAATGCTGCAATGACCGACAGGGGGGGACGGTCAACACCCCAAGTTTAACCTAGCAAAGCGAAAACCCACTTCCTAGGCAAAATGGTTACGTGACGTTTACTGTCACAGATCCGAGTGCTTCCGAATTCGACTCGTACAGATTGTACAATATGCCGTTTACGGTAGCGGTTGAGGTTAAAGAAAAGGGTGTGCTAAAGGCCAATGTGCCGATATCGGCAAATGACTCCGGGAATGCATAGTACATCTTCTCTCCAGCCCCTGTAATAAGAGTGAAGGTCCTATAGCGAAACCCAGAGTATTCCCTGCTGGCCAGTGCCTCAATGAAGGCAGCGCCGCTGCTTCCAGTGGGGCCAATCCCAAAATAAACATATCTATTAAAGAACTCGTAAGTCAGGTTTACGTTGATGGACCAAAGGTGGTCTCCATCTTCATCCTGCCCCAGATAGTTGGGGGAACCATCGTTTATCTGGGAATCAACATAGGACGCACTGAATGTGTTTCTATTCAATGCGTCCACAATGGCGAATCCAAGGTTTCTGCCATCTTCAAACTTATATTGGTCTCTTCTTATGGATATCTGCACGTTTGGATACCTTAAAGCGTGCCACTGATACCCGGTGCCAGAAGAGTTTAAAAACGTCTGCGGCCTTCTGCCCTCAAGCTGAAGGCAGAAAACAGCGTTCCTGGGCATACCTCCGCCCTGCGATGCGCTCGCCGTGGGGCGCATGGGGCCAACAAACAGGTTATCTCCTGTTGTCAGTTGGGGCAGTGTCGCATTTAAATATGTGGCGACATCAATGTCTGGCTGAACGGTCATTCTGCCATATCCTTTGTTCCATCATCGTAAGCAATCAAAACGGAACCTCCTCTTCCTCGCCGCCGTGCCTGCTTTTGCTTCTATCTGCCAGGGGACCCGGAGATCCCTTCTTGTCTGCGAGTGTCGCTTTCACTGCCCCGCTCTCGGCTCGCTCAAGGACCCTGCTTTCTAGGCTTTTGTCGTAGGCGGGACCATGGAAAACGTAATCGAATGGCCTCTGCAGATAACGGCTAAGTTTTCCGTGATGGAAGGTATACCCCTTGACATTCTCGTGAACCTCCATCGCGTGCTCTTCGTCATAGGATATCTCGACGCGAATTGAGTCCAGCCCCTCCGTCACCTTGAGCTTTCCAGATGACCTCAGATCGCCAGATAGCACGGGAACATCTTCTTGGCTTTCCTCAAAAACCGTTACCGCGTCCTCATACACTTCGCTTTTAAGCGCGGATATGACCTTGGGGCCAAGGTTGGACATTTTGTCCATGAGATTGTTTAGGTCCTTTTTACCCACGTAAGACTTGGACATTCCGGCTCCTAGAAATACAGATGGTAAATGACGAGACTGCCATTTGGAGTTTGAGCTGTTTTGACGTTCATGGGCGTTAAGGATTCTTCATTGCTGGAGGTATCCTTGCCGGGCAGCCATACTCGGTCATAAAGACCAACGGGCACGCCCGTAACAACCTGAGTCTCGCTTACTCTTTCCTCGCCGTTCTTATCCCGGATGACCTCCATGCTGGATTCGACTCTGGCCTTCAACGGACTGGTTGCTGCCGCATATTGCGGTTCACCAAAGTTGTTCCGGCCCGAATAGGCCTGGACCAATATCTCCTGGGTGAGCATTCCGGCAAATGACATTATGCCCCCGGAATGTGCCGATGCGGCACCAGCATTTGGATTACTTCTTGAGGGAAGGATGACGCGGGATAAAGATTGTGAAGGGTCGCCTCTCCGAGGCCAGTCTTTTCGTAGGTGACCTTATAGGACATTAGGTCTTCGCTCTTTACGGTCCGGTCCCTGCCGCGCATGCGGTAATCACTAGATACTGCAATGGTTGCTGCTCTTTCGATATCCGCTGGCAAGGTTGGGTTTGCGGACGCGGGCAAGTCGTAGCCGCCGTCATAGGTAACCTTGACAGAAGGCCACTCTTGACCCGAGATGGGGTCTGGTTTAATGGTTTGGGTTAGCGGGGCAGTCCATGGCCACCCTGCTGGATAATATAAAATGCCTGCGTTTGCGTTTTCGATGATGATTTCACTTATATCAAACGGGTAGTATATAGCAGGCGTTGCTATTTGCATCAGCTCTACCGAGGTCACCGAGAGTACCGGAGTCCGGCTCACTCTAATCTTATAGTTGCCGTAGCCAGGTATTATCTCTTCGTGACCTGTGACCTTGCTGAGCGTGCGCTGAAGGAACACTTCTATCTGCGAGGACACAGCATTGATCAGCATCGTTAAATATCTATCATTAGATACATCGGTGCTGGCGATGCCAAGCTCAAGCTTCACATCTTGCAATGTTGTAAGAGCGTTACTGGCTAGAGCCATCAGTCTCCTCTTTTCCTAGTCTTGGCCTTCTTCTTCTTTTTCTTTTTCACGACCGGCTTTTCCTCTTCCTCCGGCTCGGAAACGGGAGGAGATGGCACGATCACCGGCTCAGGACTAGCTGCCTTCACCACCGGGGGGGACTCAACTGCAGTCGTAAAGTATTGGGCAACGCCCGTTCTTACATATTTGTCTGCAATGCGCTGGTCGAAACCAGCTTTGTCTCCCTCGTTGTAGGGTGAATAACATCTAATAAACTGAATCGTTACTCTTGCCATCTCCAAACCCCTTTTACCTGTTAAACAGGTTTCCGCACGTTACCGGTGCTGATTGCTGCGCAGTGATAATCCACCGTGTCAGCAGCGCCACTGATCGTCCACAAAGCTTGAACACGAACATGTCGTCGCAAGCGATGAAGAGGCACAGTGAACGCAAAACTACCAGCCTGTGTTGCGTTATCGAGAGAGATAACGGGGTTGGCGGGCAAGCCGTCAGCTCCGTCAGCAGCTCCCATGAACACATCAGCAGCTACGTCAGCGAAAGCACCGGGAGTCCCAGTGCCATCATCGGCAGCATCCTGGAGCGTAAGGGCCAGGGTTGCAGTTTCAGCTACAGCAATCGTTCCAGCAGCATCACATTGGATGATAGCTGAGCCGAGTTGCTGGTCGCCAGCGGGAATGGTGTCAACAGAGGCACCATCAGCTTCGGGGTCGCCAGTGGCGAACCTTGCTTGTTGTAGCAGGTTCGATAAGACATAAGCCCCTGCGTCATGAATATTTGATACTCCAGACATATTTTACTCCTTAAGGCTTAAGCCCGTGTTAGATGCCCCAATCGACGTCAGTGATGACTGCGATTTCGTTTCCTCGTTGACGTGCGCCAAAATCGTGCCGTGCGATTGCTCGGATCACAGTTTGGTCAGTGCTGATGCCGGATACAACTCCAGCGCCATCATTGAATGCGCCACCCTCGTAAACGCTGACTTGCAGGCTGCTGCTTTCAGCGATAACCAGGCTGCCAAAACTAGCGAAGTAAACTTCAGTTTGGTTTCCAGGGCCACCAAGGTTGGTCGGGATCTGAGTGGTGGTTTCGTAGCGAAAACCGAGCAAGTTGCCGCGAAGCATCTCGTCCCGATAAACGAACTGACCATTCACATCACGGATACGCATAAGACCAGACTTCGTTCGAGGAGTCATGATCCAACCCGCAGTGTCGAGAGGAATGTTGTTGTTTTCAAGTAACAGCATTGCGTTGAAAAGATCGTCAGTGATCTCATCAAGCGTTGCAGCTCCAGGGCCACCAGCAGCAGTACGTGCAAAGACGTTAGCAGCAGGAGCCCAGTTACGCATACCCTTTGGAGTATTGCCAGCACCCGTGTCACGGATAAAAGCAATATCTTCGCGGAGAGACATAGTGCGAACCATGTCGTTGCGTACCAATGAATCAACGCTGAAGGAAGAATCCGAAAGGAGGTCATTGGAAATCGGAACCAAGTTAACAAGCTTCTTGGCAGACAAGGTGAGCTGACCGTATGAGGGCTGGCTCGGTGGAATGTTTTGAAGCTCTCCAATATAGCTAGCGGTGCTGGCGGTATCTTGGAAAGGCATCGTCAACGAACCACGGTTCATGGGGATGCTTTGTGCTCCAAGGGAACGCACAACAGTCTTAGCACGAAGAAGAGGGATCAACTCGTTCATGAACTCTTCAGGAACAAGGGCACCACCAGCGGCGAAGACACTTTCGTTCAAGCTCTTTGCCATGTAGTCGTCGCCCCAGCCTTTTGCGATTTTAGCCGCACGCTCTGGGTCGCCTTTACCGGCAGCCAAAAGACGAAGGTACCGAGCAGCCATCACACCTTTTTCATGGGTGCGAGTATGGATAGCGGCAGACTCTTCCTTGCCAACGAAAGCATTTGCATACTTACGCTCGACTCGTTCTTTGTTATTTTTAGCGAGGGTTTCTACTTCCTCTTTCAGGGACTTGAGCTGCGCGACAACATCAGTGTTGTCAACAGCCTCATCCACAATCGATTGCACATCATCTTTATTATCGATGCTCATCGGTCTACTCCTCTGCTGATCTCACCGACTAGGCTCTTCAGCTCTTGGGTTAAAGACAAGACTCTTCGCTCAAATGTAGCCTGCGCTAATCTTCGCAAATCGTCATCGTTTGTTTCTACCTCATCTTGCGAATCGGCTTCTTTTGCCTGACCTGCGTCAAGCGTAAGTTCTTTTTCTTTTTCTTCGTCGTCACGGTCGGCGGAGGACTCTGTCGCCTCCAGCAGCTCATTCGGGATCGGCTCTCCGTCGCGGCCAATGCTGGACGCCAGCTCCTCGGCATCTGCGGACCTTTCTTCTGCTTTCGCCTCGTGGGACTCTTCCACTGCGTCTTCCTCGTGGGTGAAATGCTCATGCGCATCTTCTACGATAGACTTCAACTGCGGGGCCCTCTCTTCGGCCTTCTCCTCGACTCTAAACATGTCGAGCTGAATGGATGAATCTTTATTCAGAATGAAAACCTTGGAGGACGAGTTCTTTCTGACTTCCTCAAGTAAGTGCCGGGGGAGGATCAAGGAACCCTCACCGTCAAGGATTTTCTCTGCCCATGTAACCATCGGAGCCAGGTCAATCCCGGAGCTGCGGGCCTGGACCAAGCCTTCAGGGTTGCTTGGCACTGGAACCGCAGACCACTCCAAAAGCTTCTGGGACTTAAAGTCAACGGGGGAGAACCCCTCCCTCTCTCTGTTGATTTCGTATTCAACTGGCAAGAAACCTACTGACGCCCCATGAAGAAAACCATTTTTATAAAGACGTCCAACCATATTCCCAAAAGGATAAAGGTCTCTAGAGGGGAACTCGGCAACAGACATAAGGTGGACTGCATCTTCTCCCACGTTCTTTGAAACGGTTTCAGCAAGATAAGTAGCATTAGCCTTAGCCACAGGTGGAGCTGAAGAGTCATGTGCCCATAGGACGACAGGGTTTTTCTTGTATTCAGACAAGTCCCAGCCGCTTTGCTCAATCGTGTCGCCGTCGCGGTCAATGTGCCCCGTAGAGATGGTAAAGAAAAGCTTGACACCGTTCTCCTCGGCTTCGCCGTCCCCTTCGCCGTCAACAGAGACTTCCATGAACTTGCGAACGCCGTCAGAAGACTCTATCTCCTTTTCGTACTGTTCCTCGTCGCTGGTGTCAAATTTCTTGCTCGTGATATCAAGCCACTTCATAGCTCTCCTCCAGTTCGTCTTCGTTTTCGCCGTCCTGGACGTTGTCCTCGATGACTTCTTCGTCTTCTTCTTGGTCGGGCGACAGATCTGTTAGCTCTTCGGTCAATGCACCGTTAAGGGGTACCCAGTGGACCTCGCCCTCGTCGCCAGGGAGCGGGGCGTGTTCTGCCATCCCGCGTATCTCGTTTACCGTAAAAGCAAACGGGAAAGCTTTGGCAACGCCAAGGTTATGGTCTTTGTCTTCTGGGACTGGGTTTATGTATTCGATAAGTATGTCATCACCAAACATGGGCGCGAGGTACTTCTGCATCTCAGTTCGCCAGAACTCAAGACGCGGTACGATCACCCACTTGGTGAAAAGATAATCGGCACTCTCGATAGTGGCGCGGTTGCTGTTTTCGAGGATGCCGAGTATTTCGGGAGGAACACCAAAAGTGTTCACAATAATGTCCCGCTCGAACTCTCTGAACTGGACAAGTTGTTGGTCTGCAAATGTTTGCCCAAGCTGCGTCACCTGCATCTCGCCGGAGTGCCAGTGGGAACCATACGCTCGCTTGAACCCACGGTGGTTGTCTTCCCACGACTGCTTGGCTCCACGGAGCTGGTCTTCGGACGCACCCTTAACTCCCACAAGGAGGTCAGGTGTGGCCCGATTGTAGAACCAGGACTTCACATGCTTGGCTGCGAACTCGTCCGCATCCAGCTCGTCACCGAGAGACTGGCCGATACCTGTACCGCGACTATAGGGATTGCTTGGATCACAAACCTTGAGCCAGAGCATGTCGCCCTCTTCGACGATCATATCTGTGGTACCGTACTGTACTCGGTAATACGGGGTCTGTGCGCTGGGTATATCCACCACCCATGTTGGCGGAAGGTTCCACAGCTCCCTTGGGGTTCCGTTCTCATCTCTTTCAATGAGGAGGAACGTCTCACCTACAAGCTCAAGGTGCGTCTGGCACAAAATGCGTATCTGCCGGCCCGTCATCATCGGGTTTCCATCGCAAAGCAGGTCGGACATGGGGCTATCCATGCCGATAAGCTGCGAATGCCCCTGGATGTAATCTTTTAAGATCTTTTGGCGGACCTCTGTGGATGGTGCGAGCTTCAGCCTGCGCTGAACTCCGGGCATAGATTGGTCCACAACCACCCACTGGGTTGACGCTGTAGCTGTTGCTATCCGATCAACAACACTTCTGAGCCAGGGGAGCGTCTTATACGATGCTAAAAGCTCCGGGGTACCACGCTTTGGGGCAGTCCCATACTGAAGAACAGAAGACAGCAGACCATACGCGGGATCGCTTGGTTCCGGGAGACCCTTTGGTGCCGGACTGGAGAATATGCTTTTCCATTTGTCAAGAAAACTCGCCATGAATTCAACCTATAGATGAAAAACCCCAAATACAAGCAAAGAACAACACTGTTATTACTTTTGTCAGAACATTGTATAACGGTGGATGTCGTCCTACACAAAGAAAAACTCCTGCACGCCCTCGTCAGCCAGTGCCATGACCACGGCGTCTGCCTCATCTGGCGACTTAACCCCTCGTTTCTTCATATCTTCTTTCGATTCTATCTGGAGCAGCCCCCTTGAGTTTATCTTGAAGCGGATGGCCGTCAACTGCGCCAGCAGGGATTGTGAGCTGGGCATAAATACCCGGTAGTCGCCGTTGGGATCTAACTTCTTCCTCGCCGTGAAGTACCATTCAGCCCTCTTGTTAAGGTAACGCTCGTTCTCCGTGGCCCGCATTCCACCCCGCATTTCCACCACCACGTTCCCGAGTTGCTCCCTTAGCCGGTCGAACACCCCGGCTCCAAGTCCGTCTGCATCTACCCGTATTTCGTCCACATTCTGGAACGCCCCCTTGTCATTGAATGCCTTGATGATATGCCCCACTGTCTCCATAGTGTCTGCCTTTGGGGCGCGGACCACCTCCGTTATGCCGTCTTCACTTGCGAACGCGAACACCGTATGATCGGCTCCGAATCGGGCCACATCAACAGCCATAACCAGTCGCTTCTTGCTTCCCACCTTATTATTCTCGTAGCGGGACATCGCAGCCTCAGCCCAGGATAGCGGCACCACTACTGAATCCGCAGCCTCTGGGAAGTTGCCCATCACACGGCTCTGCCACATTGGGGTGCTTTCGTCCCACTCAGCCTTGCGCTCATCCACCCATTCCTTGGTGCATAATCCAGGGATAAGAGACTTGCCAGCCTTGACATTGGGAACGTCATACGCGCTGATGTGGAACTTCGCGATGTTCTCACTATCTGTCTTAAACAGGTTGTAGAATGGGCCAGACGTTTCGGTGGGGTTGCCAATGCAGAGCAGCCGGTCGTGCTCACCTACGATAACACCCCGTGCCGCGTCCCAGATATCAGGCGCAATGCCGGGTGCCTCATCGAAGATGGCGAGTATTCCCCCAGGGCTATGCCAACCTTGGAAGCTCGTGGGGTCATCCGTACTAAAACCCACGCATAACCATTCATCGTCCACCACCAGCCGGGGCGCTTTTGGCAACAGCTCACCACCCAGCCCAGGTCCTCCGACTATCTGCTCCGCCCTCTTGTGGGACTTGCGTATCTCCTTCCATAGAAGGTCCGTAACCTGCCGACCCGTTGGTGCCGTCGTTATAACGGTGGAGAATGGTCTCGTATAAAGCCACCAAAGTGCGAGCTGGGCCGCAAGGAATGTCTTTCCGCTTCCATGACAACTGCGGACGGCTACGATGCGGTGGTCGTTTAGGCCGTTTGCGATTTGGATCTGCTTTTCCCAGAGCTTTGCGCCGAGGACGTGCTCGATAAAAAGCTCTGGTCTTTCCTGTAGTTCTACTACTTGCTTCCTGCTTAGATTCATTCCTAAATTCCCCTGTCTTGATTTATGGACTGTTATAACTGTATAAGAACATATATATGCCATACGACAACAATGGTAAATGCATACACCTCTATAAACAAATGGGGCGTCATGATGATGGGAAAATATTCCGCTGCGAACACTGCGGAGTAGCGGTGAAAGCGAAGGAGAATAAGCCTATGTTTGACAGTGACATGCGGCTGCTGCGTGATGACGAGGCGATGGGCAATGACGAAGAAAAAACCAGCATCGGAATGGGTGATAAAAAAGCACATCCCGGAGATCCTGAGGCTATATGAGGAGAAAAAGGGCATATGCTCTATTGCTGTTCGCCTTGGCATTTCAGCTCGCCTGGTACGTTTCGTTCTTGACGGTCGTCCAGACCCAATTACAGGGGAGATTATAGATTATCATGGCTCTTGCGGGGCTTGCGACACTTTTTCTGTGGCAATGCGGCGTCATGATTGATTTAATGGGGTGTATATTCGAAGTATCGTCGGGTGCGACCCGATAGCCAAAAGGAGACGGCTTGTGACACCATGGATATCTTTAGGAATAAGTAGCTGCGCAAGCCTGGTGTTTATCGGAATAGCCTGGGGAACGCTGAGGTCCGAGGTCAAGCAAAACGCACTGCAACTGAAAGACACGACAGAAAGCATGAAAGAACAGATAGATGAAATCAAGCGCACCAAGACCTCCAACGAGAGGATGAACGCATTTGAAGACCGCATCGACCGCTTCGAAGAAAGTCTCAATGAGAAGATTGATGAAATCAAAGAGTCTCTTAAAGATCTGCAGCGCAGGGGTTCCTGACACATTGTAAAGAAAATAGTGCGACATAAGTACAAAAAGTTGCAAATGATGGAAGTTGCATATATTGTAAAAGCAGTGGAGCATGTTTATTGTGGGTGACACTCGTTTTCATGCCTCTCTCTTTTCTGTGTTTGGCCCCACCTGAGTTAATCGGGTGGGGTTTTTTTATTGCGGTGTTCTTGCTCCAGGTTTACGGTGTGCGCTCGCGCCCCTGGTCCGCATTAACTTAGGAGTGGGTTCTAGATTTACGCGGGCCATGGGCATCAAGCATCTAGCTGCCCGATGCATCCTTTTTCCTCATCTATGATATAAGCCGACAGCACACGCTTGCTGCCCACAAACCCCTTACGACTGTGCCAGCGGTCTGTCCCGGATAGACTCCCCATCTGGTACATCATCACACCTTTGTGTTCCTTGACCTGCTGGTGGTGCAAATGCCCCGAGAAGACCATCCGGTGTTCTGCCTCACCCCATTCTTGCGCAGCCTCATACGCCATGATGCCTGGGATATCCGTACTCCTGGCGCTGTCACCATGGGTCACGCAAATCAGGCTATTGCCATAAGTCACGTACTGCCGCTCCGCAGGAGTCGTGGTTGTGGTCACGCCTTCCGTATCCTTATACATATGCGTCAGCAGAGTCATCAGCCCCAGACTGGATGTCCGGTCATGGTTACCCGGCATGAATATCAAGTTGATGCTAGGGCAAAAAGACCGCAGCATCTCCACGAAATCCACAAAGAGCTGGCAGCCTTCAGAGAAAATCTGCGCATAGCTGCCATCCGTATCCTGTGGCGTACCCGCAGTTGTGGTCCCGCCATCCGTATCAATGTGGAACCAGTCTGAACCAACCCCAACATACATCACATCCGGCTGACCATACTTGGCAACCAAACTCAGCAGGTCATCCGTCCGCTGCATCAGCAGCGTTCTTGCCTCATCCCGCGAATAGCCCGTGTTCGTCTCAACCGACCACCCGTATTTCCCATAATGAAAATCAGTCGGCGTACAGAAAACCGCAAATGGATCTTGGTCCTTCTTCAGCTTCAGCTTCGGGAGCCTGGGCGGTGCCTCTATCTGGATATCCTGTATCGGCAGCCGGTCACCCTCAATCGCACGGATATGCCTATATATCCAGCCCTCGATTATACGGGGCCGTCGCTTATCCGTCTTCAACACATAAACATCGCGGGGAGCATCATAGTAACCCTTGTCAGCCTTGTGCGCCTCGTTCCGCTCATCGTCTTCATGCAGAGCCTCGATGTCATCAAGGACAGACTCCCTCGCATTGTCATCTACATAGTACAGATAAGCCCCATACAAAGTGTCCCACTTGCGCTCAACCGTGCCCCTGCGCCCACGTTTGCGTAATGCCTCCGGGGAAGATATCCCCAAAAGACGCGAGGCCTCCGGTGCCTTGTGCCATGCCATATCATGTATCCTCTGGGTTAATCACCGCAGACTCAATGACGTTCAAACATTGGGCAGGCGTGCGCTCCGGGAAAGACAG